AAGTCTTTAAGTGCAGGAAGTGTAAACTCATCCTAGATAGAGATGAAAATAGCTCCATTAACATGGCTATTAAATCATTAAGTCTGATGGGCTGATTTCAAGATTTACGCTTTTCACAAAAGCGGTTGACGGAAGTAAAAAAGAATTTGTCATTCTTACTCCAGACTGTTTTAAGGCTATGGCTATGGGTGTTCGTAGCGATCAGGGAAAGAAAACTCGAGATTACTATATTGTCATGGAAAAAATCATTCTCGAGTATGTTAAATACGAGAAAGAATATAACAAACATCGCGAAGAGTATTTTGCTAAAGGGAATTCTCAGGCTGGAGCTGTCATTACAGAACTTCAAGCTAAAATTCATGCACAAGATCAACAAATTTCTATTGCTAATAAAAATCAACAAGAACAACATAACTCTATAGTTAATCTCCGTCATCAGGTAGATATACGCGATAAGGATATCGAAATTATGAAAGGGCAAATGAAGGCTACGCAAACAGAAGTTGCAACTATGTGTGAGATTGCTCGTCGTCAAGAAGCAATTATGAATGAAATAAAATCTCATCAGGATACAGCAGCAAAACTTCACAAATTAGAGATAGAGAAGTTGACAAGAGATATCGCAGAAATCTCTCGACCATGGCCGATATTAACCGCGAATAAACAGTCTACGAACAAGGTCTGAAAGAGAAGATTCAAGTAAAGATTAAATTAACTAGTTGAATTAGATAGTATTATTCATGTTTTCATGGATAATCTTTGTATGAGTAATAAATATTGATGTTTATAATAATGTTGTCGGGTCCTAGTTATACCTGGATAGATTTTAGATTTTCATCTATCATACATATATGAGCAAAAACCACTTTAGGAGATAGAGGATAAGGAATATTATGCATATCTCCGACAATATTTGCCAATTCTGGATATAATTTGAGAGATAAATATGTAGATAACTTTTTCTGTTCACATTCGAGTAGGGTTTCTTTGGTGTGAGTAAAATGGATAATAGTAGATTTATCTATAAGAGCCTGGTCTTTGCTTGATTTAGGACTAAAAATAAATTTCTCATTTGGAAGTCGACTGGTAATATAAATTACATTACAAGAATTAAAACTCATTATTTCCTTGATCTCAGGTAAAGGAGGAGTTTTCTTTGGATCATCCTCAACTATACACAGACTTCTTTTTGCAAGTTTTTTAATCTGAGGTAAATAGATTGTGCCTCGCGAAAATACACAAAACGTAGACTCTGGGTACGCTTTTACAATCAAATTACGCAAGTGAGTTCTTCCAGTTTCTGAAGATCCATAAAAGATAAACAATTTAATCTTTGTGCTCAAATCAGGGATGAAAAAATCCTTCAAAATTTTGGCCTCGTTCTTATCCAAGACCAATAGGTCAATCTCAGAGTGAAGTTGAGACAGCATTATGAATGATAATATTTTTATACCTTTACCGAGGAAAAATAAATCATTTCATATTAAAGTATTGAACTATTTATTTAACTACATAAAATGTGATGTTTCTTCACATCTGCGAAGAAACAAATTCAGCACATTATTTAACTGGTATTTTATGATAATGTATAAGTATATTGTGAAGGCTGAGGTCCCGCACTAGTAAATTGAATGGTCAGATCAGTACTATTTTGATTTACTGCGTATGCGGGAACAATCTTAGATCCCGAATTACCACTAGCAGTAGGAGCATAAAAAGCTCCAGTATTAGCATGAGTAGATAGAGGATGTACTGGGACAACAAATACATCTCCTACTCCAACAAGATGACTATGTTGATCGTAGGAACGGGGATAGTAAATTTGCATAGCATTAGCACCATAAGCATTAGCTAAAGAAAAACCATCTGGTAATGTCCACGTTCCGGTAGCACTACCAGTAACACTGACGACTAAAGGAGCAAGTAATTGACTTGCGAAAACGGCTCCACTGGGACTAGCTAGAACCTGTCCACTGTTCATATGGATTACCCTAGTTAAAGGAGCAGGAATATAAGTTGGATGACCTACAAAAGGATCTGGAAAGTTAACATTGATGCTAGGCGATGCCATATTTCTTTAACGTTCAATAAGATAAAAAATAAATTTTTGATAAATATGCGCCGAATAGATACTTTAACTTAATCAAGCGTTACAACAGCTATTATATGTAAAATAGATTTTTTTCTGTAAACATGTTAAAGAAAAATCTATTCAAGTAATATGAGCAGATTGACTGCTGATCACATTTTAACAACACAAGATAATAAACCTCTGCTTGATTTACTTGACAGATATAGGAATTCCTTATTAACTGATAGTTTATCTCATAAGCAAAGATTGTTATTAATAGAATTAAATGTTAAAGATACTATACTAGAAAATAGTATGTCAGTAGAAATTATAGATAAGGATCTACTAAAATATACTTTTATGGGTTGGTTTGTTTATTCTCAATTATCAGATTCTGATGATCTCCATTCAATTTAAAATATTTCTTCTGATTTGTTTCATAGATATACAACCAATTATAATAAAGACAATAGATAAATGAGTTTAAATAATTTAATTATTCTTTCAGTATACATCAAATGAGTACTATAGTATATATCGATTCTATCCTATTAGAACAGAGGAAAAAAATGCTTACTGATTTAAAGGTTAGCGAAATACTCAAAAAAGGTAAACAAAAATATCCTACATCTCATTCCTTTGATGTATATGAAGTACTTGATGACGATTTAGTATGTATCCCATTCGCATATTACTATCAACATTTAGCTGCAAGCTTTCCTAATAAAGATAAAATATTCGAGAATATAGATGCGACTTTTAATATTCTTTTATTTGACCGTCAAAAAGAGATCCGTGATGAAAGTTTAAAGATTTTAAATGAAACAAGGTCTATTGTCCTTTCTCTTTTCACTGGATGGGGAAAGACAATGTTTGCTATCTATTTAGCATGTAAAATCAAACTCAAGACAGTTATCTTTGCCCATCGTATAATTATTATCGATCAATGGAAAACAAGTATTATCAAGGCGTGCGGAGAAGATGTAAAAATTCAAATCGTTACATCTAATTGTGAGATTGATCCGGATGCGAATTTTTATATTATCAATGTGAGCAATGTTCCCAAACGTGATCGAAGTGATTTCTCTCATTGTGGGGTATTAATAGCAGACGAATGTCATACTCTATGTACTGAGAAATTCTCCAAGACGTTTAATTATGTTTCTCCTAAATATGTTATAGGACTCACGGCAACTCCCGTAAGAAGTGACGGAAAAGATAGGGTAATTGAGCTTTTTTGTGGGCCAAACATTATATATAAGCCACTAAATGCTTTGTTTAATGTATATCTTTATCAAACCAAATTTACCCCAGTATTAAAAAAGACCGAAGCAGGAGGATTAGATTGGAATTCTGTTCTCATGTCTCAAAGCATGTCCAAAAGAAGGAATGAGATTCTTATTGATATAATACGATATTTTTCCCGTCGCCATATTTTGGTAGCATGTAAACGTAAAGATCATGCCAAGATTCTGATGGAAGGATTGAAAAAATATGGTGAAGACGTAGATTGTTATATGGGTTCTGATAAGATTGTAAATTATGACTGTAGAATACTGATTGTTACATATAGTAAAGGAGGTTGCGGATTTGATGCACCCAAATTAGATATGTTACTTGTAGCAGGCGATATAGAGGAACAATTTCTGCAATGCTTGGGGAGAGTATTTAGAAGGGAATGGCATTTCCCTATAATAATCGACCCTATCGATAAGATGTATACATTGAAGAAACATTCAGAAACCCGATGCGAGATATATAAGGATGCTGGAGGTGAAGTTAAAAATTTGGTGAATTATTTCCCACATTTCGAGGCGTGGAGAGAACGGTTTGCTACGGATCTGACTGATATCTATGAACGATTAAAGATGATTTATGTATCTTGAACAATGTCTTGTATTATTCATATCATAAATAGATATGAATATTTGGATTTATATGGTCTGATTTAAAAATAATAAAGAGCTCCGGATTTGCCCTTAGATTCATACCATGTATATCCAAAGTATGCTATCAGAAGAGCTATAATAACAGCGACAACTATATAGATTGTCTTCTTGGTCTTGTGCGAGATGGAAGAGGATGAAGTTCTATATTTGAAGCGTTCAATGGTTGCTTTTGGTAGAGATGGCATTGTTGTTTGGAACTGAAAAGATAAAAATAAAATCATTGCTCCTGTTTCTTGGTTATTCTTCGCTCTAGATTTGTAACATTCTTTAGATATGTCTATTTAAAGAATTCTTTATTCTTATTACAACAGGATGCCGACGCAATTTATACTTGATACTAGAGAACACGGATTACAAGCTATATTTAATCGTAATTCTATTCCTCATAAGGTTAAACAATTGGATCTGGGAGATATTCTAATTCTGTATAGCAAGGGAGAGATCAAGGATAAAAACGATCAAATGAGCGATGCTGGAAAAAAACTCCTAAGAGTTGATAAAAGTGACGAAAAAATAGGAGACGAAATTCATACCATTGTTATTGAACGTAAGAGTTTTTCCGATCTAAAAAGTTCATTATCAGATGGTCGTTACCGTGAACAAAAATCTCGCTACATACAATTACAACGAGGTACAGCTTATTATCTTTTGGAAAAAGATAAAACTGGGTATGATGTATTGGATAGGAAACAATATTTAGGAATGTATGTTCATACGATGATGAGGGATAAAATTCCTGTGTTTATTACTGACTCTATAGAAGATACGGCAGATTTTCTTATAAAAATGAGTAAAACTCTAGAGGAATTTGGTCTAGAAACTACTGGAACAATAGCTTGTCCCATGGAAAAGACTCAAATAAAAAAGAAAAAGGCAAGCGGTAAAGATGTGTTTATTAATATGATATCGTGTATATCAGGTATATCTATCATGAAGGCCAAACAAATTTCTGAAATATATGCAAATATAAATGATGTAATTGACGCTATTAAGAATGAAACATTTCAAGTTAAGGGTATAGGTCCAGCTTTAATAAAAAATATACGAGACGGGCTACTATTAGACGAATAAATTTTATTATTCGATAACTATTTACAAACGGTACATTGTGCCGTTTGTATCGACTTTGAAGATTTTAGACGCTGTTGGAAGCCTTTCATTTAGAATTTTTATCTTTTTAACCACGAATTTAAATCTTTTTTATACTGCTCTATATCTAACTCAATTATAGCTGGATTACTCGAAAAATAACCCCAGTCTATCTTGTCTATATTCTTTTCTAAAAGAGAAATTGCTGCAGAATTAGCAGATAACCGAGGCCAGTCTATCTTGTCTATATTCTTTTCTAAAAGGGAAATTGCTGAAGAATTAGCAGATAACTGAAACCAGTCTATCTTGTCCAGATTCTTTTCCAAAAGGGAAATTGCTCCTGGATTAGCGGATAACCAAATCCAATCTATCTTTTCTGGATTCTTTTCCAAAAGGGAAATTGCTCCTGGATTAGAGGATAACCTAGTCCAGTCTATATTTTCTGGATTCTTTTCCAAAAGGGAAATTGCTCTTGGATTAGCGGATAACCAAATCCAATCTATCTTTTCTTGATTCTTTTCTAATAAGGAAATTGCGGATGGATTATCAGACATCCAAACCCAGCTTATCTTTTCTGGGTTCTTTTCCAAAAGGGAAATTGCTGCGGTATTTCCAGACAAACAAGTCCACTCTATCTTTCCTTGATTCTTTTCTAACAAGGAAATTGCTCTAGGATTGCGAGAAAGATAATACCAGGCTATCTTTTCTTGATTCTTTTCCAAAAGCGGAATTGCTTCTGGATTTCTAGATAAAATGTTCCAATTTATTTTCTTCGGATTAATAAAAGATTTAAAACGTACTGGTTTGGTGACGATATATTGTGCTATTATATGTAGCAGGCATTTTAGTAATTGGTTAAGCATTTATAAAATGGAGGATGAATATTATCTCAAATATAACGGTAAGAAGTCATTTAAGAGATAAATGACCCAATAACTTTTTTTATTACTCATGATACTTCTATAGATTGATCATTTTCAATCATTTTGGTAACATTTTTAAACGAATATTTAGTCCTCATTTGAGGAGGATAATAAATAATATTGTGGTAAGAAAACACTCGACGGGGATATATAAGTGTTGCTCGGACGTCTTTGTTTGCTGTAAGTTTTCGCAACTCGTTGGTGGTTTTCCAAGCCACTTCTCCGACTTCATATTTGTCTTGAATAACAAAAGATTGAAATTCGTTTTTAGTTGTATGTTTGATAAAATAAACATTTCTCCCGATAACTATCCTAGGAAGATCTTTGACGGTTAAAAGTCGTATTCCTGTCTCTTCGAATACTTCCCTGAGCGCACATTCTTCTTCAGTTTCATATTCACTTTTCATTCTACCTTTTGGAAAACTCCAGATATTGCTTACCCGCCCTTTCACTACAAGGAATGAAAAGATTTTTTCCCTCGGAAATATCTTGTTAGAATTCTCTAGTTCTTGAATACGAGCAGGGGTTGAACCGATTGCGCGAGAAAGACTATTGGATACGATAGTTTGATTATTAACATCAATAAAAATAACTCCGCATCGTTTACCCCCTTGCATAGATAAAAGTGTCGGGGATGGCGTATTGAATCTTATAATATCTTCATATCCAGAATTTTGCGACTTTGAATATTCTAAGGATATTTCTCCGCTTGAATATAATTCTTGAGACCCATCTAGATCAGAGTTTGTTTCCTGTAATGAACAAGAATCGTTAGAGGGAATAGGACTAGCAAGTCTAGTAAAATGATCTTCATTACATAAAGTAGTGTCTGTAAAAAGTATTGAATTATTATTGCTCATGTCGGTTTCGATAGAGGCTATACTCGGACAAGATATACTGTGGGTAAAATTCATTTTTGTTAGTTGGACTCCAACCCTAGCCGTTGAATAATTTTTATCATTATCCGGCTCGTTCATTGAAAGTCTGACGTGACTAGAAATGATAAAGATTCTTTTAATTCTTATTTATATTTTGCCTATAAAAATCTAGATATCTTTGCATCCTGAGCGTTGTTGGTTCATGATATTTATTATAACTTCCTAATTTTATATTGCTTATTATACACATGATTTTGATAGTATTGGCGATTTTGGCTATACTTTTGCTAATAGCTTTAGCCTTAATATGCTCTCATAAGAAGTCTGGATTAGCTACTTTAGAGTGTCTTTTTAATAATACTACGACAAATCTTGATAATGTTGGTGGATTTTTGGTTAATAATTTTGGCAGCGTATGGTTCGAAAGAATGTTAAAATTGGGCGAAGTGTCCTTGGCTGATACTGCGGTATGTGCTGGAATTAATAGGCATACATGCACTGCATATTCTTTTATTAGAAAAGATCTAATTCCGATGTTTTTCATGTTTCCCGGAGAAGCATTGAATGTTCCGTGCGGTATAATTCTAGATACAAAAAAGATATGGCCTCTGATCACTTTGATGGCTACAATTGATGGGGACACTAACAATCGTAGTTGTTGTACTAATGAATCATACTCTCCTATATTAACTCGAAGTCCTTTCTCGGGGAACAGTAATGATTTGTGTGTTTATAATACATTGATAGAGAAAGCTAAGACTAACCCAAACTATCAGAAATATGTAAATGGTAAATATGCAACCTATATAAATGGTCCTGATCCTCAAGTAGCTACTAATGGAGGGTTAGACCGTAGTTTAGTAGAGACTTTAGATAAAGGCGCCGGATGTGCAAGAAGTTGTAATGGTGATACTACATGTATGTATCAAAATTCAGGGGGGAATATAAATCAGTGGATGATGAATTCGTCCCCTGAATGTATAGCTGGACAGTATGCAGATTGTTACGATTTTACAGAAGTATCAAAAGATAAGGTTCCTGCAAGTATCGTGGGATCATTTACGGATCCGGATCGTCAACCTGATGGGTATCTCATGCAAACTATGTCTCCTAGTTGTGCTACTTGCCAGAAGCCATATTTGTGTGTTTTTGATGAATATAAACCACCAACTAAACCATACGCTATTGTTCATGAACCAGATAGAATAGCTACTTATATAGGCAAAGATGGTTTAGGTTTCCAGAGCGTTGTGACAGATACGATGGATATCGGAACAATAGCGATCACTCAATGTAGGTTCGAAAAGAAAGATTGGAATTTATGGATAAATGTGCTCAAGGATCATTATAGACGACTTTTATCTCTTATGAAATCTGATAATAGTATGGATCCTCAATACGATTATCAACTGGCAAATCCATACTCATTAAGCTTTTTTGAAAATGAAGTCAACTTGTATATTGATCCTGATACTACGACTAGTGAGTATAAGAAACAAAATAAGACCTGGCAAGATGCCATAATAGGATTTTATTATACTGGAACTACATGTGAAGATCAATTAAAGGAGTTAAATGGAGTTCCTTCTACGGTTGGGACAAGCACATTTATGAATGCTACCGATAGATGCGATAGATTCTTCATGAATGACGATCCTAATATAAAGAATTCTGGAGACCGAAGACAGTGGGAAATTAATAATATTGAGTATAGTAGACGATTAGTCCACCAGGTAGCCGAATTGTTTAATAAGAAATGTGGTAGGAATGTTTCTGTATATAAGTGCACGGCAAGTAGCAATTCGTTCCCAAGTTATAGAGATATGACAAATGCCTTGAAAGGCGAGGTTAAATTGAGTCAAATCTTTCAGAAGGATAACTCTCCTCTATAATATGTTATTTAGAGAAAATATCTTTTTCAGTAACATAGATATCCTTGATTTTTAATTTATGTTCATGTAGGCCCTTTGTTGGGGCGGGATCGTATATTAGCGCTTGAACGTATAATTTGTCAACATTAAGTTCTAGATATATATTTATACCTGAAACTATCTGTGCCCCTGCAGTGAATAGTTCAAGTTTTAGTTGAGGGGGAAGCTTATAGTTGAAATTGGTAGTAATATGATCAAGAATAGATTCGGCGCCTACAAGTATAAATGGAGATTTATCATGTAAAGGGGTCCAGCTTCCTGGAAATGGATCAGTATGTATCGGAGGCTTTTTAAAAGGGGAACCGTATTCCATATTTATATATGGAATAGAGAATAAGATTAAAAGATAGTTATATAAGAATATTTCCTGATACGCGAACAAAGTTATAGTTAACAGCATATACTATATTATTTCTAATATCGGCTGAAATATCTCGAAATTCTTGTATATGTAATGTTTCTGGTCTAAAAAGAGGAGGAATAGGCGTATGTTTTTCTTTTAATGGGACATTGTCATCTAGAATTAAAACAAATCGTCATTCCGAGTTATTCTTCTTATAATAATTATTTATTCTGTTTATACTATGAGGATAGTTCTTTAAATTTTATTAATATTTTGATTGTATTCGTCTATTTTCAACTGATCAATAATAGTATATTTTCCAGGACCCATCAATTCTAAATATGTCATAACAGCAGATTTAAGCTCTGAACAAGTTATTGAATCAGATATTTCACTATTTGCCAGATTCAAACTGGTTTTAAACTTGACTTCTATAAACTCTTCCAAGACTAAAATTGAATTTTTACAAGAACAAATAACAAATTCTACTTTGAGACAAGGGAATAAAGTACGATATGATTGTAGATGGAAGTGAAATTGTAAATCTAGAAATCCTGTTCCACCTTCTGGGTATACCCCACATTTTATTATATTTTTATGATCATAGGAGAATCCATAGTAATAGGAGGCTGATGTATATTTAGATATTTCACGTTTCAATGAGTCAATTTCTTTCTCTTGTTCCTTTATCTTATTTAGAGATATAATATGGCGTTGATTGATATCAGTAAAAAGATACGTCATTGAGACGATTCTATTTATCAATTTAAAACGCGATGTTGTATTTCCTTTTTCATCTGCTAATTTTTCCAACTCGTTGCAAGTTAAATCAATATCCTTCTGTTCACTCTTTATGTCCTCATTATCAGATTCTTCTTCTACTACATGACCAAAATTACAATTTTCTAAATTTTCCTTTGTATCAACATCAGGACTATTTTTAAATTCTTTATTAGATTCCAAAGCACAACTTCTGAGTTTAATTTTTAAATCAGGTAAAGCTATCTTATAAATTTCTCGATCATGATGGAAAGGCTTACAACTCTTTTTTACTTTTGCTTCAGCATCTCTCCAATTATAGACCTTAACAACTAAAAGAAATATATTTTTGGAATCGTTACATGTTTTATCTGCGGCGTATGCTTTAGTTCTTTGTTTAAGATTAATAGTTCCTCCTATTTTATAAAACCCATCTTTATCGGTATTTTTAATGTAAATAAATTGGTCTTTACTCCGTGACATTGTGTTATTAGTTAATTAAATCATTTGTTTAAGCTTAAATAAACAAATAAAAATTCAAAGACGTTTTAAACTTTAAATATTATCTTTACCTCCTGTATCAATTATCTCTTAATTTGAAGCCTGAATTGCTGTTATAACAATTGTATCTTCTAATAAGCAAGTCCACGCCATTCATCTTCTATAGGAGTCACTTCAATTGGTTTAATCTTTTGAGGTAATGTTGCTTCATGTTCCTCCCATTCTGCATCACTATTGAGCATATCTGCAATGTGAGAAATATCGGAGCACTGATATCCGAATTTCTCTGTTTTGATTAGTTCAGCCGCAGAATAGTTGTCTTCTCCATAACAGAATTGGACCACAGATCCCTTTGAACTTACTACATTGCTATTGTAGCCCATCTTTACGTCTTCTAATTTTTTAAGAAGACGCCTCGTTATATAGCCGCACCTTGCCGTCTTTATTGATGTATCAATGAGACCCTCTCTTCCACCGGCTGAAAGGAAGAAAAATTCCTGAGCAGTTAATCCTTCATAGAACGAGGAACGAACAAATCCTCTGCTCTGAAATAGACGGGCCATATTCTCAAACTCGGAAAGCACGTCATTAACTGGAATTTCATCTGGAGCATATTGAGAGCCTGGAGTTCCCTTGTAAGATGGTAAAGTTCTTCCTCCATAGTTCTTGGGAGCGCGTTGTCCTCCCAAATTTTGTTGACCTACAGAAGCAACGCTATTGACATAGTTAAACATACTTCCCTTAGCACCAGAGAGAATCATATGTAAAACATTATTATTCTTACTCAATCCTTCTCGAATAATACGCTCCCCAATATCAGTAGCTGTATTAAGGATTCCTAAAATCTTAGCTTCCCTAACATCCAAATCTAACTCAGTTTCCATGACTGTTTTAGCCTGTAAGAAACATTTTTGCTGTTCCTCTTGGATCATTTCTGTACTCCTGGGATTTGGTGTATAATCTTCTAATCCCACACTAAACCCTCGTCGTTCCAAAAGTATATTCATAACTCGCTGATAATAAGTAACATAGTCACATCCAAATTCAGCCCCATAGTCCTTGTACATATGGTGAATCATATTCATTAGGGCAGGTTTATTGAACGTTCCAGAAATCATCACCCCGCGTACAATTCTAATGGGTTTTTTATCTGGAGACATTTTATTATCATATTTGTACACAAAGTCATCCGGATTTAACATGGAAAGCAGACCGTGACCAGTATATAGCAAATTGTCACTGGCCATTTCGGAAAAGTTATTCTCATCTGACATATACTCGATATATTTCTTAAGTTCTTGAGTCTCGTGTTTGACCTGATCAAAACAAATTTTGGTACTATATTTATATCGAGGTTGAGCTAATGTATATTCAATCTTTAATTTTTTGAGCTCTTCCCTGTTTCTTTTAAGTTTATCCATCTTGATGTCTAAATCTGCCTTAAGTCTATCAACTTCAACTTTGTACACTCCAGACCATTTATGTACCTGGCGAATGTATTCCATCTTCTCACAAATTCTTCCAACTCCGCTCTCATCATCAGCAGGATTTAATTTACGTCCGTACGAATTCCAATTATCTATAGCACAACATGCATCCATAAAGTCCTCCTTGTCGATTTTTACAGTTCCCATGGTATAAAGATAACCACCAACCATAGCATCCTGTTTCATACCAAGGATAGGTTTTGAATCTGCGGAGCTTATAAATTGGGCTGCCGTGGACATGAGATATTGGCATTCAGTTCGAGCCGCTAGTGATTGCCCAATAAAAATATTCATTTCCCTTGATACCTCCGTTTTCACGGAGGAGTAGACTATACCTTAGGCCTTCATAGGGGATGGCGCCCCTCCGACCGACTACCGTTATATGACCGATGAATTAAATGATTTAATTGATATTGATTGTGATAGTAATTACCAACTACCCATAACTATGTCTAAACTAAGTTTTGAAGACGAATTTCCTTTAGAAAACAGAGGCGAGATCTACATAGCAACTAATACAGAGACTGGTAAGAGTTACGTAGGCCAGGCAGTTTCATGTTTAAGTTCAGGTAATAACTGGGGAACTAAAAAACGATGGAATAAACACTTGAGTAATGCTCGTACAGGTAATCATGATTGTCACTTACTTGAAAATTCTATTGCTAAGCATGGACCAGACGTTTGGGAATTACGAGTACTTGAATATTGTCAGATGAGCAAACTGAATGAGTTAGAAGATAAATATGTTAAGATACATAATACTCTTTCTCCTAATGGATATAACCTTATGACTGGAGGTGGTAATGGTCGTAAACACCATCAGTCTACTCGTGATAAAATGTCAGCTACACGTACTGGTAAGATCTTTAGCGAAGAAACAAAAGAAAGAATGAGTGAAGCTTTAATGGGACGTACATTCTCTGATGAAACTAAAGCCAAAATGAGCCAGTCAGCAAAAAACAAAATAGTAACTCTTGCTACTAGACTAAAGATGTCTGTTGTTAATTCTGGTCGTATACTAGAACTATTTAAAGAATTAAACTTAAACGAGTTTAATAAGAGTATTTGTTATTGCAAAACTCAGAGTAGCGAAGGATTCTGTATCAGGTGTCCTGGTATGAAAAGATTTACTACTACATCAGTAAAAAAGACAATGAATGAGAAGTATCAGGAGTGTTTAGATTTTTTGGGAATAAGTGAATTAAAGATTAATTGACCGGTCAAAGTCGTTGAACGCTTCACATAGGGCAGCCATGTAAGCCCCTTAGTGATTCGATGCGGATTTCCCAATCTTAGACGTTATTACCTTTCCGTAGGTCATTACCCCCGGTCTCACATACCGTTTCCAGTACATGTTTGGTAGTCTAAGCTCTAAGGGTGTTCCCGCAATTGAGTAGTCTCGCCTGGTAACAAAGTTTACCAGACTAGAGAGTTATATCGGAAGTCACATTGAATAGTTGTGACGTCCGGAAGAATTTACACTGTTTACCCGAGATGGCGATTCTTCACCCATCTTAGCAGCTCCCTGTTGGGGACCAAATGATTTAAAAATCCCCGTCAAAGTCAGCTCCGAACGCCCCTGTACAAGCTAATCCGAATCTTATTGTTTTCCAAGGGTGAATTCTGATTCGTTTAGCTCGTATAGATGGTTCGTGAAGTGTGGGCTGCCTATTTAACAAAATAAAATCTCCTTCCTGTAATTTACGCTCTATGACATCCCCAATTTTAAGTGTGAAATTCTTACGCCTTGGAGGCTCTACATTCTTGATAAGTGTACGTTTTATTTCAATACTACCATCAGCGAGCTCAATTTGTTCCGTACGACTAACTTCATCTCCTAACTGAATTTTAAAGGTATGGAAAAAAGTAGGAGTAATCTGCTCACCTTTACGGATGACTATATCGCCATACTGTAGCTTAAATCCTCGAGTATAGAGTACTCGCGTAGCATCTATCCATTCTTCTCCTCTTTTAATACGGTTAACTCGATTAGTATCGAACATTTTCTGACACCAAGCTATATTAAGGGCATATACAGTTTCCGGATAAGTTAATTTATCAGCCATTTCTTGAGGTATACCTACCTCATTAACATGTAGATTGGGATCTGGACTAATTACACTACGACCACATTGTGAATTTCTCTTTCCTTGTATAATCTGCCTTACATGACCTCCTTTTCCCGAAATACGTTGTTTGATAGCTTTAAGGGGACGTTTGCCGTTCGGATCTCGCGCTTTGTTTTTTGAATTATCCATCAGGGTTTTAACATGAAACATAAGCGAATCCATAAGATCAAGCTTCCCCTTCTCGGATAAACCTTTTTCTAATAATTTGGTCACTACCTTGACGATTTCAATGCATTTATGACTGAGGTCATCATGACACGTATTATTATTACTTTCAACAAATGGTCTACAGCTAATAGGTATGACCATAAGATTGTATATAATCATGTTCTTAGGATGACAAAGGGGATCTAAGAATCCAAGTAATTCAAACTCTTTCTCCCGAATATTAGAAATAATCTCTACAACTTCATCATATGAGATAGGAATCTTTTTTACTTCACTCTTCTTCTTGTAGGCCTTAAAAAACTTATCATCTACTACAGTATATTTACCATGGGGTTTCTTACACGTTTTACATCTAGCCGTCTTTTTTGCCATGTCCAGATATGCTTTGAAACGATTCTCTCCCCTATAACGCAAAATACCCATAGTTTTCATTTGCTTCCACGTGAGGACTAAACGATGACAAAATTCACAAACACAAGTAAGGAACTCTGCCAGCTGTCTTAGACATATAGGATGTGGAATAGGATACGGAAACTTGATTACACCTGGATGACCTGGACACTGTTTCCATCCCATACTACAAATGGCACATTTTTCATAATTTGTGATAACTCCAGAACGGGGATCATAAATACTTCCTTCTCCAGTGGTCTTGCTCGAGGTCAATACAAAAGTAGCCATATTTTCAATCTCCTGAGAAGTCAACCAAGTAATCTTCATCCCTACGATCTTCTTAAGGGGTGGCTCATAATCAAAATCAGGAAGCTCGGTTATGCCATAATCTATCAAATTGTTATCAGCCTTGAGCGTATAGGGGGTGGAAATGGAAGTATGGGTAGAAGACGGGTCATCAGCCTTGATTTTTTTAATCGTCCTTTTGGGTTTGGTAGTTGGGGGAGCCGCCAAAGCCGCTGGCTTGATGGCTATCTTCTTGACGAACTTCTTCATCATATTGTAAATAAGTATCCTCATGAAAGGATACTTAAAAAATCACTTATGAACATTTTAAAGACATTCTCCAGGAAATTAAATTTTTCCTATATTGTTCCGCATCTAGTTCTATTATTGATGGATTTTTAGATAACCAATACCAATTTATCTTGTCCGGATTCTTTTCTAGGAGGGAAATTGCCCCAGGATTTTGAGATAGAGAAGACCAATTTATCTTGTCCGGATTCTTTTCTAGTAGGGAAATTGCTGCTGAATTTCGAGACAAACAAGACCAATTTATTTTATCCTGATTCTTTTCCAAGAGAGAAATTGCTGCAGGATTTTTAGATAACCAATACCAATTTATCTTGTCCGGATTCTTTTCTAGGAGGGAAATTGCCCCAGGATTTTGAGATAGAGAAGACCAATTTATCTTGTCCGGATTCTTTTCTAGAAGGGAAATTGCGGCTGGGTTTATAGAAAGCCAAGTCCAGTCTATTTTGCTTAAATTCTTTTCCAAAACAGAAATTGCTGCTGGATTTCTAGAAAACCAACACCAGTCTACCTTATTTAAATTTTTTTCCAAAAGACAAATTGCTGCTGGATTTTCTGAAAAATTAACCCAACTTATTTTGTCTGGATTCTTTTCCAAAAGAGAAATTGCTGCCGAATTTCCAGACAACCAATACCAGTTTATACCTTTTACATTCTTTTCTAAAAGGGAAATTGCTGCTGAATTTTCAGATAAATAGTACCAATCTATTTTGTCTGGATTAATAAATAGTTTTAAACGTGTTGGTCTCGGAATAATATACTGTGCTATAATATGTAAAATACAATTTGGTAGTCTTGTAAACATTTAGGATAATAAACGCAAGTTTGAGAAATGTTATTTCCTGCATATTAAAAGGTGAAAAAATCAATTATCTACAGTAAATATTTATTGTTATATTAAAAATAACCAATAACTAACAGTTAAATAGTTATGATACCCGTCAAACATCATGAATTATTGTGGAATGTACAACTGGACAAACGATTTACCTAGAGGATATAATTGCAAGGAAATTTTTTTGAATATATTAGATATAGTCAAGGCTAAACCTTCGCCTAAAATTTTGGAAGTTGGCACATTTGCTGGAACATCCATTACTACTATAAAAAATATAATCCCCCATTCCAAATGTTATGCTATAGATAATTGGGCTATTGAAGAGGAGGAACTAGATCTCTGTAAGAATAGTGCCGGAGATAGAGTGAATATGCTAGAAGCGAGAGACGCATTTTTAAAAAATACATCAGGTGAGGTAACTTTAATTGAAAACGACAGCACAGTAGCTTTAGCCGATTTAATAAGGTCGAACTTAATGTTTGATTTTATTTATGTAGACGGATCTCATAGAATATTAAACACATTAATGGACGTGACTCTATCCTGGATATTATTAAATAAGGATGGTATATTAGCAATAGACGATTATACCTATATTCCAACAAATAACAAGAATGACCGTCCTCAAATTGCTGTAGATTATTTTCTTGAAAAATTCAAAGGTGGATATAAGATATTGAATAAAGGATATAGGCTGTTTCTCCAGAAAATTTAAATATTTTATTGATAAGATTATCTAAAGCTCCATCTTATAACTGTAATTAATGCTGTCCACGTAGCTGCTGTATGAATAGCAGCAGATACTCGATAACCTTTACTCAGTAGAATCCTTTCATTTTCTATATTTATATCACCAGGTAAAGAGAGCATACCATCGTTGGAATTATTATCATCTGGTAAATGTGAGATAGAATTGGCTTGAGTTAAACCTATAGATAAATTAGGTAAATTAGGTAAATTAATTGCGACTTTATAATCTTTCTTATATTCATCATTTATTACTGTGTATATATACATTGCTTCATTTTCTTTAGTTCTAATCGTCTCTATACAACAATGCATTTTTGCCATTGTAACACACGATTGACGTCCAGTAGCATTAGGCAGCGTTTCTAATATATTCATCTTTAAAGGAAAAATTGTTCCTTTAAATATTAATTTAGTCATCATCATAGTTAACCTATTCGCGAAATATTAAGTTTGTTTAAGTGGAAGCAATCTTGGTCTTGCCAATAAACCTTTTTCATCTTCTGGATAAGCTTCAGGGTCATCCTCTTCTGTGTCCGCGACAGCTAAATCGTCCTTAGTCAATACCAAAGCTTTACTTTCTTTAATATCATCCCTTAAGGTACGGATACGAAAATTACTCCAACGCAAACTTTCAGAAGGGGGACCCCAACGATGAGTAAGATCGTCTTTAAGATCATTTTTAATTGGTATCTTAAGATTGGGAAAAGATTCTCTGAACCATTGTTGGAAGGCACTATAAGCCTCTGGGAGAGAAATAGATATAGAATCGGTAACATCTTCTTTAATACATTCGGAAACGAACTGTAAGAAAACGTCGTTATTGCGACGATATATAGCAGTAGCTTCAAGAACCTTGTCTGGAATCTGAGAAGGACCCTTAACCATTATTTCCTTGAGTTTTTGAATTAATATCCACATAAAAGGCTGTTTCATTTGTGGAAGTTTTTCGTTGAAGTTATCATCTCGATGAAAGATTTTCTTGGCTAATTGCTCTTCAAACGTCTTGGGAACTTTGTGTGCATCTTTAGGTTTAGGAAACCAGCTCTCATAAGGCAATACAAGAATACGATTCCATAAAGCCTCATCATCGGCTTCTATATGAGGCATATAATTACTGACCAAGCCCAGTTTAAACATTGGTTTTATTTCTTTACCATTTTTATACAGGTCACGATTGAAAAAACTATCATTACCAGTTAACTCCTTAAGTATACCAGAATTTACTACATCTCTTTTGCTTGGTTCTTGTAAAAAGGCTGCACGAACTCCATTGACTCGTGCCAATTCTGGTGCTGCTTGAGACGATTGAGTTCTCTTTCCTGTAATAAGAGCAGTTGGAAGCTTTACAGCATATTGCCCCAAAGCAAGCTCAATTAACTCTATCGTGATAGATTTGGCGTTATCACCTTCTCCAGTATGGTTAAGAAAAGTTTTACGAAAATTTCCTCCTTTGAGTAACTGAGCACAATATTCTAGAAAATATCCCCTGAGCTTAGGATCCGGGAATACCTTTATAAGAAAATCTTTTACTTCAAGCACTGCAGGATCGTCATCTGTGAAATCTTTGTATTCGTACCTTGTAGACAGACTTATAAAGTCTTCCGGTTTACCATTTCGAAAGGTCATAGTTCTCACATCAAATACCCCATTAGAGAATCCTAGCAAGTTGATGTCTGAATCTAGTCGATCTAAAAAATCATCATTATAAAAAACTTCTTCACTCTCTTGCATAACATGATTCTTGAACGGAGCCGATTTAAGACTCTTGATCAGTGTCATGATGGTTTTAAGTTTTTTATCTAATCCTTCACCTCCCTCATCCTCTGATATCTCATTGAAAATTTTTCGCGACTCTTCCTGAAAACGAAGTGCTAATTCTTTGCTAATTTTAGAACGTAAAGTTGATCCTTTCTTAATTTGTTTCCATTTATGGTCTTTGTACTCGAACCAAATATGTTTTTCTGGATCTGCACAAACAAAGACGCTAGAATAACAATCGAAAAGCATTTTCGCTAAATCGTTATGACCACCTTGGAGAGAATCTTTGATACGAGACGAGGCCTTTTTGCGCTTCCAAGCATCATATTCCTTGGGAGAATCAATTCCTGCATAATATCGCAAAGTTCCAAGAGTAAATTTATGCGTATTAACTAGACGCTGCCATTGATGTATACAATATGCCTCATCAAAATTGTTACGGCTAGTTTTGGAAGAGAATTCAATAGCTAGATCAAGAGCCTCCTGGCAACCGTCTCCGATACAATAAAGAATACAGAGCATCTCAAACCAGCTGTCATAATTATCTGATCTCCAGGAAGCAATGAGAGGAACAAGTTCTGTAGCTATTTCTATAGCTTCCGTAACATTGATATTCTCATGATGCGTAGTACGTTCCTGAGCAGTACTCAGAGCCGCTTTAGCTATACAATCTAAATTTGTCTTCATATAAGTGACAGTTTGATTAGCAGGATGTATAGATAAGATACGGGGAAGATAATACTCATATTCATCATCTGCAATTTTAATCTCATCTTCATGGGTATCATAAATTTTCCAGCCAGCCATAGCTTCAGCCAAGGTCAGTTCTTCTCCGTTACAATCAAAGGCGTGAGTAAAGCGATAACTCTTAGATACATCACTTTTACATCCACCATAGAGTAGCCAATGTTTAGAACATACTTTTTTATCTATACGATCACCCGTATTTGGTTCTTTTAGTCTAGAAAAGAGATTTTTATGCTCTTCATTAAGAATTTTTACTACTCGAGGGTATATATGTAGATCGTGATCGCAGTTACGAATCCAGAGACGAGGAAAGTGTAGATGAAATCCTCCCTTGACTTTATCGCCAGTAACATATGGTGAAGGTTTCTCTAAAAGAAAACATACACAATTACGCGGTTTCCATTCTCGTGAGACTTCTTTTATCACTTTTTGATAAACTCGCATTACTACTTTAGCTTCGCTCATAGTATAGAGACGTTGAGTAAGATCGAGCTGAGGGTCAAATTTGGTCTCCAAGTCTGTATCGTTCAAAAGAGGTAGAAATTCATTAGGTCTTTCAGAAAGTCCACATAATAGACTAGGATCCTTCTTCAGAGAATCACAATATATTTTCCAGAGATTTTCAAGATCGTGGCGTTCAATCCGAAACTTACCACAGAATGGTGATAGTTGAGATGTAAAATTATAAGAGTCTGTATGATCGCGAAACTTTGTAACGTAAGTCCAGAGCTCGGGGTCCATGTAGTTTGATTGTGTCATGGAAATATTTCTTTAAATGTTATTTTGTGATTAGTTTACCGGATTAATTACCATGAGCCTAAGAATATCATTTTACAACAGTCATAGGCATAATTGGGTCGTTTATACTAGAATTAATTGTAGCTATTCATTCAGCTACAATTTTTGTTAGTATTTGATTTTCTCAGATAGTTTATCTTTGTCTCTTTCATTAGGCGATTTTAATGTGCAATAATATCGAAATTTGATACATTATAATTCAAGTAAGGGATACCAATTTGGAAGTACCTAACACACGCGAAATTTCACTTGATAATCGTATGACGATAATATCAGATAAACCGACAATCCTCCCAAACCTAGAAGCACTAATAAGACAACCCTTACGTCTAAAATAATAGTAAATAAGAGCTTTAGTTGTGCTCTGAGGATTACTTCTATTAAGAACAGAGCACGAATCCTTGATCATTTCATAAAGTTGTACTACGTGTCCGACGTGCTCATCCGAACAATTAAACTGTTTCATCTTCATAATGGTAGGGATAAAATGTTTAGCGCTAATATCTTCGTACTGGAAATAGGCCCGTGGACATCGCAATCTATAGTATGTTATACCCTGGGACATTATTTTTCTATCTAATCCGAAAAATTTACCCTGTAAATCATCTGGAGTTTTCGGACGTTTTTTGATCTTGTAAGCCTCAAAAACGCATGAAAATTGGATACCTTTACGCAAGTCAGATCTTTTAATTTCCCCATTTGTAATCATCATATATAGTTCATCAGCCAATTCACATATATCAGGCGGAAAACCGAGGCGTTCCAATTCTTTCTTAATTCCCTTTTCGGGAGATTTTCTCCATTGACATCGACTAGGATCCTTGGAATTACGTGAATCTTGATCTCCAAAGTAACGCCAATCCTGTTCATGTGAAATCTCTTCATATAACTCTGCTCCACAATCATCACAAATTATGACTCCTTTATCTTTGACAACTTTAGAATGACAACATATATCATTAAATGAGGTAAAATCTATATCAGTAGTATCAATCTTAACTTCTGGTTCGTCATCTTCTTCCAAAATACCTGAATCAAGCATAGAAGAGTCTATCTCAGATAAAGAGTTGGATAGACTATTTGGACTAGAGGGTGGGGACCTCATTATCTCCTTAATCATTTTATCATATTGTTGAAAAGTTTCATCCATTGTTTGAGAGTTAATTGTCTCATATTGTTTAGTTTCACTATCTGATGGCAGTGAAACTCGTAATTTAGCTGGAGGGCTAGATTTACGTACAAAAAATGGTTTAGAACCTGGAGAGTGTTTAGGTGCTCGAACATTGATAGGTTCAGATTTCTGAACTGAATTACTATTAAGTAGTGTTGGTGATAGCGCAGCACCATTAAAGTACGTTGGTTGAATTTTAGCAATAGATTCGGTCATCGAGCTTGGTGTCATCAGTAGATAATTATAGAAATGAAAGATTTAAAATCATTTAACATGATGGTCTTAATCATGGATAAAGAATTGTAGTTCGTGAATTTAGCTTTGTCGTATTTTAAAAGTTTTCACATAAAGACAAATCTATCAAATACTTTGATAGATAATATAAATATTTCAAGGTTAATAATGGTTAGATTATGATTTTTGAGCTATACAGAGATATTTAACGAATTCGTTCTTCAATTCAGTATCATCTCCTTTTCCTGTTCTTACGGCTTCCGTTCTATAAGTACATATCTTATTTGTTAAATTAACTATAGCTTCAGCTTCAACCAGATCGTGTCTTTTATATGCAGCATCAGAACGTTCTCCTAAATCATTAATAATTTCCCTGAAAAGTCTAAGGTTGCGCTCGGTTAAAACACGAAAAAATTTCTCTGCGAGTTTAGAACCTTCATTATCATAGACGATAACTCCTTCAGAATCTTTCCAGGCTAATTTCTTCCTAGAAACATCAGTACATGTAATCTTGTCTTTAAAGGAATATTCTAACGCGTATTTTGCATATCCTTCGGCTCCAGCTTTAAGATGATCTATAGTAAGAAATTTTGCCTGATCTTTCATATCAGATTCTAAAAGAGGAGATAAATTTTGTATCATACAATTTTTGATAGTGTTTTTAACCTGAGTTGTTGGTTTAGATATAGCTGCTAATGTTACGTGTTGTTGATTTTGCCGTTCTTTATTTAGTTGACTGTTCAGTTCTTCGATTTGCTCTTCTAATCTACGAATTATCTCGTCTTTGCCCTTAATTATCTCATCTTTACACTTCGAACCAATTTCAAGATCTTTATAGGTTACTACATTATTATTTATATACTCATCTCCTACAGGTTGAGTATTCTTACTTTTTTCCTGTATATCTAAGCAGTAATTTGTCTTATTCTGATGTTTAGTAAGATCTGCTTTTCTGGTTGTACTATAACTACAATATTCGCATATAAACTTAGACATTGGTATAACTTATCTTATAAAAATAAAATTTAAGCTTTAAATTGCTTTCAGAAGAGATCTCTTCTGAATTTCTTGAAAAGTCTGAAAAACTCTTAAAGTGTGAAATTTGGTCTTATTATGAAAGATAAAATATTAGACTGGAATATAGCCTATTTAAGCGGTCTAGACGACCGGAATAACTGCCTATGCGGGAAAAAAATTTCAAATGCCTTCAATTAAAGAATATATATTGGTTATTATATTGGACTTTAAAAATAATATAAGAGCTAAAAGAGAAATCTCTCAACACATTGGACTTGTGTTGGATAATTTCCTCTATAGGAGAAACTCCTATCCGGACTAGTTGTTACGACATTCGGCGAATCATCAAGTTTGCTCTATAGTACTTTCTCCTATCGAAATTTAAGAATTTTGAGTATATACATCTGCTTTCTGGCGAATTTATTATAGCTCTCGAGTTGTGCGTTTAAATTGTTACATGAGTAACAATTTATTTTATATTATAACTATAGGTATATTAATATTCTTCCTGTCCTTCTGGATAATCAACCTCAATATCATCACCATCTTCTACTAACTGATCAGTATCTGATTGATTCGTATCTTGTTCGATACTCTTTTCTTCGCTATCTTCCTCGTCAGACATATCGCCCCACCGTGGAGTAGATAAATTGGTCTTAAGTTCATCTACCGTATCTGCAACTAGTTCTTCCTCGCGAGCCGTATCTTCTACCACTTCAGAATCATCAGCAAAAGCCTGCTCGATTTCCTGGGTTAATTGGTCAACCTCTGGTTTTTTCCAAACTATCTTACCAGTTAGCTTGGGTTTATTTTTTTCTCTAAAAGATTTACGAACCTGTTCTCTCATCCTTTTTATTTGTTCTAGAATCTGTAGACGAGTTTTAACCTCAGGTTCATTAAGTGATACTTGAAGGGAAGGAATCGATGAAAGAGATAGATTCTGAAGAACTGTATCTAGATCCTCTCCTTTTTCTTCTTGTTTCTGTTCTCGTCCTCTAGCAAGAACAAGCTTTCTAAGATCTTCATCAGATAAAGCTTTCCGTCCGTGTTTTTTGGCTCTTGTATCTTCTTCCTGTCTAGCCCTTTTCATTTTGTTTTCTAGTCTGGCAAATACATTAGGTTTTTTCCCTGTAGAATAGTGTGGTAAAGATGGTCGTTGTTGCTCATCAATAATATCAGTTAGAATATCATCAATGATAGAATTTATCTTTTCAAGATTAAATAGAAACTGAGTATGCCTTTGTTCTATATTTCTTATATCACTACATTTGTATGTATTAATAACTAGAGGATAGAAATTAAGGGCGAAACTCATAGTAGCAGGATTAGAATTCTTTTTTATCTCGGTTAGAGTCCATTTGGAAAAATTTTGCGCAGTAATCATCTGGGAAGGCGTATAATCGCTGATAGATACAGTATTGCATAATTGTCCTAATTCATTAATTAGCTCTTGCGAGGATAGAATATGTTCATCTTTGAAAAAGCTTGCATCAGTCTCGTTATAGACTCCAGGTTTACCATCTACTTTTGTCTTTTTTATCACCTCGACTTTTTTAGTAATTTTTTGAGCATCAAAATTAGCTACTAGAGGGGATTTATTAATGACTGATGTACGATGGTTATCGAACCAATATTGTAGGGTAGTTTTCAAATTTCTAACACGAATATTTTGACGTTGATCAAACTTGAGTAAAGTAGGAAACTGTCGATTAATACTAGAAATTATATCATCCCTAAGTTTTTTAAACTGTTCTCCGTCAATCACCATATCGGCTAAATTAGGAATAGTTTGTATTCCTGGACGAATAAACTGGTATACTGATGTAAATATATCTCTATTCTGAATATTCGGCTTCTGAGGTTGCATAGATGTAGTGACATAGTTAAGCATATCTGTCCCTTCAGTAAATGATCTTATTCCTACTTTCTGCTCCTGATAAGGATCAAAGCTTTTAACCGTCGAATATAGAACTTTTTCAAAGGCGGGTTTAGCGCGTAATTCCTTCCAAACATCACGAAGCTCTTCTGAATTGACAGAATAATATAGTTCCGCATCATCCCATACCGAACTATAAATAACAACATTAAATTTTCTAGCTAAGTAGACGAGAGCTTCGTATTTTTCTTTTGTTGACAACTCAATTATACTAGGTACAAACATAGGGTGAATACGAATCCTGTCCCAAAGTTCTGTATTAGAAAGGGGTATCCCATTCTCATGAAAAGTAAAAATCCCTAGAGCATTTTCAGTTTTAGATAATGTAGGAAAGGCTGCGCGTACTTCATCCGTTGGTATACCCTTAATTTTGGCAAAATTGTCAACTACGGTATTAAGAGTTGTAGCATCCTTGGGAAGTTGAAAAGTATCAGGGAAACGAGCCCAATAGGTCATTTGAGTATAGTCCAAGTAACGTTCAGTAACCTTGATAATAGCGTTTTGTAAACGTCCTAGATCAACATCATCTCGAGAAGGTTCACTAATTTTATACGCGGAAAAACACTTGGAAGAACAAAATTTGAGGTATTTGGTCTTGGTATCTAATCCTTGTCTAACTTGGGCTATCGTAGTATATGGAGGAATATTCGTATCTCCTTCCCCGTATTTTTCACACTTGCACCATTCGGCAGAATCGCGTTTATGAACCATCGGCTCCCCGTGTACAAGGTCAGAAACAAGCTCAAGAATAGATCTGCGATCATTGTCTGATACGATATAATTTGAGGTAATATTTATATGTTTTTCTACTACATCTACAGCAGGACCCAAAATCATCATTTGATATTCTTCCTCTACAGGACCAGAAAGTAAAGGATCTCCGTTAGTAGCCGGAGGAAGACTTAGAGTATTTGATTTATGATAAGAGGTGTATCGTTCATCTATAAGAGTTCGTAACTGGTTATTATTAGATTTAATGAACTGAGTAGCCTCTTCTAATACTTTTGTCGAAATATATACATCCAAGACTTCGTTTAAGCGGTTAGTAATGATCATCACTATATACGCATCTTCTTTACCTGTGATGGGTTTGAGTTTATCAAAAATTCCTACCTCACTGAGATCGTCTGGCAACAATTCACCAAAAAGGTTATAATATCGAGCTAATTGTGAAAAGAGAATTTTGTTTTCGGGAAGTTCCAATAAAGAGGTAACTATACTCTTAATATATTCTGTACGTAAACGCATCTCATTAGCAGTGAATTCTGAATATAGAGAAAAACTATTAACAAAATTCGGGTCAAAAGAAATCCCTTTAAATTTATAATGTTTAGACTGGGCCATACTTGCTAATTGTAACTTAGAAATACAGTAAACCTTATCTTCATTTGTATAGTACATGAGCCAACTATCATCCATGCCCTTATAATCAGCTGAATTTTCGCATATATTTTTCAGAGTTAACCCGGAAAATTCAGGGGTTGATGTAGTAAGTTCTCCTGCCTGCTTAGTCATAAGCAGTTTAATCGAATGTTCCGTAGAAGAAGGGATATTACCTCCAATGAGTTGAATTAATTTATCATCAATGAGTAGTTCAATCTTTTGCTCTAAATATGAACGAGTTTGTTCTTTAATTTTATTGTTATTTATCCCCAATTGAAGCATAAATACTTCTGGGAAACGATGTGTCGGATCTGGAAATTGTTGAAAAAGACTCGGATAGTATGCTTCCGAACATTGAGCTACAAGAGATGTAAAGAAATTAGCCGCTTTGCCTATAGGATTTGTAAGATCGATAAAAATAAGAAACAAATAAAGCTCCTTTAGATAAGTATAAACATTAAAACGTTCATCACCTTTATTTATCAAATTATCATAGAGAGCTTGTTCTAATATTGTTCCATCTACTTTTTTAGATTGTATCCCATATTTAATCCTTAATAAACTAAGAGCCGCGCCAAGTTCTATTCTCCCAGCATTACGGAGCATAATATCATCAGATCCAATCATTGGTTTTGCTCTAAGAGAATCTACTCGATCTTGTATTTTAGTATATCTATTTTTAAACCAGGCACATTCTCTCTCGTAAACAGACTTATCTTTGGATAAGAAAATAAGATGATCAGTATCCCCAGTATACTTAACTACTGTATTTCCATTTATCATATGGCTCTGTACTGGAGGAAGAACCATGAGCTCGTAGAATTGAGCGTGAGATGCGGATGAATCTGTAAAGGTTTTAACTAAGCTGTTTAAATTACAACTAATAGGATCAGACTCGTTATGGTGCAATTGACAGTGCATAATCCAATAAGCTGTAGTAGGGCGATAAAAGTATAATTTTTTAACATTTTTTCCGCTAGGCAACTCGACGACGAATTCGTTCTGTCTGGGAATATTAAAGTAGATCCTATCTTTCTCGCTCATTTCATCTCGACGTTTACCATTAGCGTCAGCTACCATAAAGTGCCACTTATCAATTCGCGGAATATTTAACCAAGGCTTCAGTTGATGACTAGCAATACACTCTTTTAGATGGGGAGCTAAAGGTTCAGGAATCATTCTACGAACTTGAGCAAGAGTCCCGCCTTCTGATATATTTACAAAGAGCTGATCGTATCGTCTTTTTCTACGGATAGTATGTCTTACTAAAGGATTCTTGATCAGAATAGTCTGTTTACGAGTATAATTTGCAGTATATTGTAATAAAGCACTACCGGTGACTCCTTTTTGTGTGAGCATATCGAGAATTTTTCTAATAAAAGGTAATGCAGTAGTAGGGGGTAGGATGGATCTATACTCGTCTGCTATCTGTTTTAGAGTTTTTTTATCTTTTGTAGTTTTGATACTCCAAGCCCAAATTATAACAGCCACGACAAATTTATAATAATTAGCAGTTTCTGCTTTATTCTCAGTCTTTACTTGTTCCAAACCACGAACAATATCGTCTAGGACTTTTTGTAAGCTATTTTTAAGAGCTTCAGGCATAGTCCTTACTATCCCTTCGAGTTCTTTTCTGGAACGAGCATTCTCGGCTACCTGAATCTGATAGGGATTTTTCATTAAACCCAATTCTTCAGGTGTAGCTTCTCCTGAATCTATTACTACTTTCCAAGCTGCAGTTTGGATCACATCATTGTCTGGTTCTTGTCCAGCATCTCTAGCAGCTTTAACAAGTTCCCTTACAGTTGAGTCGTATAGTTTGGCTACTTGACGACGTTTATTTTTTAAGTCTATATCACCAGAACTTCCTGTTTTTTTAGATAATCTAGAGTAAGCCGATATAACCTGATCGATTTGTCTTATTGTTTCATCATATTCACTTGGAGTTATTTCTCTGGCATGTAGCTGACTTTTTAATTTAGCTATAGCTAGAGGTTTGGCGAAATCCATACCAATATTCATATTTAAACCTAATCGTGTAGCTTGGGATTGGAGATCAAGCGCGGATAATGAAAAATGATCTATTGTTCGTTGTTTGTTTAAACGTTCTGATAATTGCTCTGTGAGATCTTCTGGAAGTTCAATATCTATCTCGGCTATATTACTTGGATCAACTGAAGAGTCTGTTAGGATCTCATTAATTACTTGGGAAATACTTGTACTAAGAAATGAGTTAAATTGTGGTTGAATGGGTAGATTAGTAGTAAAATGTTGAAAGAGTCGTTCTTTCGTATAGGTGAAGAGCGATATACCATTTTCATTGGGAATTTGAATACTTCTTACTTCTTTGGGAGTTGGCGCTTTAGTTAGATGTAATATCTTGACTATATCTGAAAGATTGTGTTGAAGGTAATTTATAATTTCTCTTTTTGTAGCTGTATCAAACGGTAAAATAAAATCATAACTACCAACAATTCCGCGAGCTATACTTCCTGTTGTGCTTTTTTGGGTAGCATATACATGGCTAAGTTTCTCATCGTATCCTAGAGTAGCTTCAGAATATAATAGAAAAGCAGAGTATACTGAGAGGATACTTATCCTAGTATCTTGATCAAGCACTGGAAAACGTCCAAAAATAATTGAACGATAACGAAGTAATTGAACTGGAGATAACGATTTAAAAAGAATATTAAATTGATCAGGAGGAATAATAGTGAGTTGTTCATCTATATTTAAATCATTCTCTGTAGGGGATAGATCAATATTAGTATTGTAGAATTCAACCATAAGAGATAATACGGAATTGGGAGGTCCATTAGGATAATCCTCAAGAGGGAACGCGTAAAATGTAGTAGTGACAAATTCAATCTGTTGAGCTGTTGTCAACCTTTGAAAAAGTCGTATAAAAGGTGAAGAAATCTCCGGATATTTATGAAACAAAGTACGTGTGCTAGTTTGAGATATAGGAGAGGATATAAAATCGGTCATAAATGTCCAATAGGGTAAATTTTCTTGTGAGAGTATAAAAGACGAGACTTGTTGTTCTGATATATCCTTGGGCTCGTTAGTAGTTGATGGATTTTTTCTCTTTTCTTCGGTTGAAATTTGCACTTTGATACTTTGTCTATAAATTAATACATGACGTTTGATCTGTTCCGTGAGATCCTCTGCTACACCAGTAGGGGGTCCTATGCGCTTCTTTCTTTCCTCATCGTCTTCTTCCTTAGCTTCCGCCTTGAGGGCCGCGCGACTAGAACTTTCTCTAGAGGCTTTGAGACGGTTTCTCATATCTTTAAGAGAATATTTAGCTGATTCAGCAACATCAAGCATAACTGCTGGTCCTACAATTTGACTTGTAACGCGTACCCGAGGTTTATGAGGAACAGAAGAAAGAAGTTGATTATATTCATAAACTAGCTTGATGATAGAGTTTGGAACTGAGTATTCCGATGAGAGCAAATGAATATCGTCGTCTCCAAATAGTTCATCGTTACGTAAAATCGTCTCGGCAAAGTCTGGCCGAGAACGAATTTCTGAGAAGACGTCTAGCTGTTGAAGTAGATTAGACCGAATATTAGTATAAGGAGTCTTGGCGAGCAGAATATTATACATTTCTAGAATTTCCAGAATGTTGATAGGTTCTTGCTGTAATTTAGCTTTTCTCCCTATTACTGGATTTGGTCGCAGATATATTGCATCCTGAAACCGAGGATCGGCTGAAATTGCTGTTAGTTCATTACTAGTAAAGGGTACCAGGTATAAGAGATGATTATATAAGAGGGGAAACTCTCCTCTAGACTTGTTCTGATCAATGTTTGTAGGGCTATGTCCATGTGTAGATATGTAGTTTTGCATAAAACTTAATAGACGACTAACTAGAGATTGACGAGTTTTAGAGTCACGGATAGCCTCTTCTACCTCGGGTGGTATAGTGGTTTTTTTCTCTTCTTCTGGTTCTTTAGCCTTTGCTTTTCCCTTTTTTATTTTGGCTCTGATATCTGTCCTAATTTGAGATATATCCGTATCAACCGGTTTGATAGCTTTTTTAGATGTTGGCTTGACTGTAGAAGCCTTTTTAAATTTCTTCGCCAGGGAACTCATGATTATTAATATAGACAGATAATGTTTAACACGTGTTTCAAGTGTTTCTTTGAAGAATAAGTTACATCTAATTTATACGTGATAAAATAGATTGATATAGGGGTATCAAATTATGAAAAATTCGATACATTGATTAATCACAGTGTGATATAGTTTCCTGATCACAAGAAGTGCATTTCCAATAGAATAAAGTTCCATCATTTATATATCTCCTCAAATCGCCTGGTGTATCACTTTTAATACCTGTATATTCTTTACCTACATTAACGACAGGAAAAGTAGATGAAAAACTGTCATATTCCTCTTCATTTGCCCACCCCCAGAAAAAGTTGAGCAAATTCATACTTGTCCTACATTGCTCGCAAAAGTTGATAATATTACCACAGCACATACAGAAGTATCCTTCTTCTCCGTGTTCCATGTAATGTTTATCATCCCGACAAAATGGGCATGGAAAAATATCTTGGTCTGTATAAGATATATACATCTTGGTTTGTACATATTTTAAATCATGTTTAAAATATCATTTAATTTAACCTTATCTTTCAATCATATTTCTAATCTTGTATATCTATCATCATTGAGCGCTTTGAGCATAATACTCGTGGGATCAAAAATTTTATCTCCGTCCAATACGCTCTTGAGCAGATTTTGAGAAAATCCAGATATCATACAGACTCCTTTTTCATCTTTGGTTACAGGTGTTGAAGAGGTATCACCTCGGACATTCCAAAAAATTATTGAAGGAATTTTATAACCAGCTCGTATATACTGATCTTTTAAAACTTGATAATTAGTCTTGTAACCTTGATCACAACAATCAAATTGCATATCAGATATGCATATGATCGCTTCGGGCATTTTTTCAGGATCTACCTTGGTCTGTATACAGCGTTCTAGTAGTATGTCAAATACTTTGTTAAAGTTGGTATTTCCTCCCCACGGAGCCGATTTAACTGATCTTACTTTCTCTGCTAGGGATTGTCCCTTCATTTGGAAAAATGTTGGAGATTCGCTAAAAGTGATAAGTAGCCCATTAAATGGTTCTGGTGCTAGTTCTGATATAAGGATTCCTAGTGCTGTACTAACCTCCATAGGAATTCCGGCCATAGAAGAGCTTACATCTGCTATCGGTAACATACGTCCAAGTTTACCCTTTTTCTTGCAATCTTCTCGGATCGCATTCCATTGGTGTTCAGTGAGAGCATTTGATAATTGAGTGGGACTGATTAATTCGTGGATAGCAAGTTGCTTTGCATTCACTTTTCCAGTCTTGTTTTTAATCCGATTAATCCAGTCGTCGAATTCTTGACCCAAATGTTTTTTGAACGCCTTCTTATATCTCTGCATAGCAATACTTGGAACATTATCAAGTTTGATCCGATTAAATTCCCTTGCACACATATCTCGTTCGACAACGTTAAGATATGCTCTCATTCCAGATAACATTTGACGATATTGTTTTTTCCAGGCTCCGCCAAGAGAAAGTTCATTAGCAAAAAGTTTACAGACCTTAAACTTCTTATCATATGATGAATCTAATGATGGTGCCCATTTAGCTGCTAGAGAAACTTGGACACCAACTCCAGGAGATTGATAGTGTTTTTCCTCAAGAGACAAAAATTCAACTTTACGCGTGGTAATAGCGACCTGGTCAAGTTTGAGTTGATCGGAAAAAATTTTAGCTATGGTTTTATTACGTTTCGATACACGATCATATCCTACATCTTTATCTGCTAACAAATTAAGAAGATCTTTCCACGACCCATAAAATGGTATGTGAGATAAATTTTTATATGCTGTTTCTGGATGATGGGTAAATAACCAATTATACGCGTGATAAAAAATTGCCTTTTCTCCGGCACCTTCTCGGCAATCGCGTTTATATGCTAGATTCTTCAGGGTTAAAAGAGGATTTTCTACCCACATAAGTGGAAGCAAACGATCAATCTTGTTAGCTATTTCTGGAGTAAATTTTTTATCAGCTCTACAGACACTAGAAAAGAAATCTAGATTGGCTGATAAACTTGTACTGAAAGCCGGACTTCCATTTTCTGTAAGAGTATCTGGCGCAAAGCTATTTTGAGCAGGAAAGATAGAGGCGAAATTATTAGTTGCTGACATTTCGGATTACACGAAACGGCGAGATTGTAGTTTGTAATCATGTCTTTAAATAGCAAATCAATTAATGTATTAATGTTTCAGTATTATTGTATATGAAATTGTCAAAGTAATAGGAGAAAGTAGGTAGGATCAAAAGCAAATAATGCTGGTTAGTCTAGACTTTTATAGCCCTAGGCTTTTTTTAAATAAAAGTTTTGGTCCCCGGACGAAAAATATAATTGAACCATACTTGACCTGGATATTACAAAAATGGTTATAGATTGAAATTTAAGGCATTTAAAATTTTAAAAACGGGGTTCCAAGGGAATTTTTGGGAATATCGGGGACAGAACATTTACATGCTTGAATTTTATTTCTGATAATAAATAAACAAATGCGAATATTTTACCCCATAATATTAATTTTCAATTTTTAATTGTGTAGCTCATTAAAAATCTCGAAAGTAATAGGAGAAAGTAGGTAGGAATAAAAATATTTACCTATCAGTATATAATATTTATAGCCCTAGGCTTTTTTTAAATAAAAGTTTTGGTCCCCGGACGAAAAATATAATTGAACCATACTTGACCTGGATATTACAAAAATGGTTATAGATTGAAATTTAAGGCATTTAAAATTTTAAAAACGGGGTTCCAAGGGAATTTTTGGGAATTTTTGGGAATATCGGGGACACTAAAGACGTTTAAAGGTTTGAATTTTTATATTAATAACTAATACTAAATGAACAAGTGCGAATATTGCGATACAGAATTTTCTAGTGAATCAGCTTTGAAAAAACATAAAGTCACGGCCAAGTATTGTTTAGCTTTAAGAGATGAACCTGTAGAAGATATTAAAACTCACGATTGCGACTACTGTGAATATTCTACTACACGAAAATATCATCTAGTGAGGCATATTGCTGTTTGTAAAAATAAAGCAAGTTCAGAACTTGCTAAAGAATATAATACTGATGTTCAACTTCTTTTACTGAAAAAAGATCTTGAAATGACCCAAAAAGATCTTAAAACAACTCAAAAACAACTCGAAATAGCCGAAAAACGATTAAATATCGAAACAAGTAAACCAAAGATTACGAATCTTACTTTTAATATGAGACAACAATTCTATCAACAGAATCTTCAACCTATAACTCGTGTATTAGAATCTCTTTCAGATGAAATAGATAGAAGGTATACATCGAATCATTTTCTTAAAGGACAGGAAGGAAGTGCACAATTAGTTTCTGAAATTCTTAATGAGAATAATAGGTATTATATAACTGATAATAATTCAGGGGATGTATTTATGTACAAGGATGACGATAATATAATAAGAACTGATGATAAGGCTAGATTAATTATAGAAGCTTCAAAAGACCCTTTAGAGAAGACTGCTACTAGAGAATGTCGTAATAAGATTGAAGAAGCACAAGATTTGTATGAAGATGATAATACTACCAAGATTAATTGTATTAATAAATATAAAAGTAAATTACAGGAGATAAAAGAACTTCCTACTCATAATATAAAATTCAGGAAGAAGCTTAGTGAGAATACCTTTATTTCTAGTCAAAGTATGAAAACTAATAAAGACCCTGAAGATATGAATAAAGGATTTGCCCTACTTGATCGGATAAAACCTAAAGATATAAGTTTATATTTTACGGATAAAAAGATACAGGAAGAATTGGATAAATTAACAGATGAAGAAATAGACTTATTCTCTGATGTAAAAGGAATAGTAAATTTTTTAGTAGAGAAATTCCTCTTAATAAATGAAAGATTAATATATAAGTATAAACAAGAGGATGATAATTTTATTTATCATGAACAGGAAGAAGATAAGATGATTAAGAAATCTGAGAAAGATCCTCTCAGGTTCAATACTACATTCTTTTATGGTGTTAAGAAATTTTTATTAAAGAATAAGAAGAATGAATTATGTAGATATGTTAAAGATCTTGATAATACTATTATACGAGTTACATTAATAGAATTATTAACAAAGGTTGAAAATCAGCAATTGTAAGAATGATAATATTTTTAAACTTGACATGTCTTTAATTCCCAATATTCCCAAAAATTCCCTTGGAACCCCGTTTTTAAAATTTTAAATGCCTTAAATTTCAATCTATAACCATTTTTGTAATATCCAGGTCAAGTATGGTTTAATTATATTTTTAGTTTGGGGACCAAAACTTTCTATTTTAAAAAAGCTTAGAAATGTAAAGTACAAACTATTAAGGTGAATTATTTTTGCTCCTACCTACTTTCTCCTATCGCTTTAATGAATTGTACATAATTAGACTTGAACTATTAATATTTATCCTAAATATTAATTTAAAATAGCCTATCTTTAAAAACGTCCCGATGTATACCTTATATTTCATCTGAAAGAAATTCCAATACATTATATAGGTTGAAAATTCTATTGATAGAATTATTTCTCTATGTAAAGATAAGATCTTTATTAATGATTTTTACTTGATTCGATATCTAATCGTTTTTCAGTTATTTCAAGCTGTTTTTGGGTTGATTCAAGATCCTTTATTAATAAAAGAAATTGAACTTTAATATCATCGTCTGAAAGTTTTTTATGTTTACAGACTTTAGTATGTCGATCTAGATGAAATTTTAGCGTAGTTGAATATTCACAGTAACTACAATCGTATGTTTTAATATTTTCAACAGATTCTTTTCTTAGAGTTAAACAGTACATTGCAGTGAGTTTATGTTTTTTCAAGGCTGGTTGGTTGGAGAATTCTGCTTCACAATATTCACACTTGTTCATTTGGTTTGTGTTAGATATAAAAATCAAACCTTTAAATGTCTTTAATTCTTGATCCCCGCAATTCCCAAAAATTCCCTTGGAACCCCGTTTTTAAAATTTTAAATGCCTTAAATTTCAATCTATAACCATTTTTGTAATATCCGGGTAAAGTATGGTTTAATTATATTTTTAGTTTGGGGACCAAAACTTTCTATTTTTAAAAAAGCCTAGGACTGTAAAAGTATAGAACTGATTAAGTAAACAATTTTTGCTCCTACCTACTTTCTCCTATCTTATCATCATTTTTCAAAGCTACAAATAATTTAATAACTTCTTTGATCTTAATATAGTTTGTTAATAAATGTCTTGTATCGCCACTGTAGTACAGGTTTTTCGTGATAATAAATGGTTCCGATGTAAGCTACCAGCTCAGAATGGATTTTATGCGAGCCCGCTTTATGAATTCATAAGTCAAGAGGCAATATCAAATTCATTCTCTATCGACATAAAATGCTCTAAAACAGTCCTAGATTTTCGTTTAATGTTATTTGAACATTATTATGGTAATAATAAATGTAAACTTTCATATGAAAATATTATACTTAGACATTCCTCGATAGAAGTATTTGACGCGACATTACTGAGTAGTTTGCCTAATAAATGTTATTTACATATTGGAGACGGTAGTTATATGCTAGAAATTGTTATTTCAAAAAATTGTATTGTATGTTAATTATATATTTTTATAGACAAAGATGTCATACTGTTCTTACGATATGTCTCTTGTAGCTACTTCTATAGGAGAAAATGATAAACCGTATGGTATACCTGTTATTTATGCTAATTGGAAAAATCATGGATTTAAGTGTTCTAATGGAGATTCGATAACATTGAAACCTGAAGGAGATTGGAAACCTCTCTCTTTTTCTTGTCTGACGAACGACCTTTATGTGGATCTTGGTTTACAAGCACTTTCTGATGGTACATACAAGTCGACGTGTAGCTTATCAAGGTCAGTATTCCGTGTCAGATAATCCTAATTCTTCAAATAATCCTGATTCAGATTTGTCTAAACATATTTGGATTATTGCGGGTATATGTAGTGCTGTTGTACTAATTATTATATTTATGATAATATTTAAACATAAAAAATAATATATGTTAATTTTATATTTTTATAGACAAAGATGTCATATTGTTCGTATGACATATTTCTTACAGCTACACCTATAGATGAAAATAATAAACCAAATGGTTCCCCGGAAGTTTATGCAAGTTGGAAGAATCATGGATTTAAATGTTCAGATGGAGACTCGATAACACTACAGCCTAGGAGAATAGGTAACTGGCTTCAGGATGATGACTGGAAGCCTTTTTCCTTTTCATGTCCAACAACAGACTTTAAACAAGATCTTGGTGTGCAAGCATATTTACCAGATCAGAAACTACGTATAGGTTATCAGGGTTCGTGCTCTATATCAAATAATTCTCCTCCAAATAATCCTCCAAATAATCCTCCGGATAATAATACTCATTTAAACTCGTCTTTTTGGATTATTGCGGGTATATGTAGCGCTGTTGTACTAATTATTATATTTATGATAATATTTAAACATAAAAAATAATAAACGTATATCTAACATTATTTCTCCTGTAGAGAAATAATGATCAACTTGAATATCTATTAATCCGCTTTACCGGAAACAATCGGTGTTTTATTACAATAACGCAATATTTGAGACGGATTGATGACAATTCTAGCATTGTGAAGTTTTATCATCGCTTCATGGAACGAAACATGTTCACAATCATCATTAATAGATCTATAATTACACCCTTCAATGACCCGCTTTTTATAGAGCGCCATCCCTCCAAAGGCTGATCGTACATAAATTAAATCAGTGCCAACACGGAAACGTATAGATTGCAAGATAGGGATCAATTCTTCCCAATATTGTAAACGCTCCTTCTTTGTATTTGCATTATATAAACCTTCGGGAAATTCGTCTGTCCTAAAGGCAAAACAATCAAACATATGTCCATCTACATCTCTGATACCATTAGAAGCACAGACGTCCCAATTGTTTATTAGGCTGAATGAGTGCATAATTCCGCGCATATCCCAACCATGTCTCATATCCATATCTACGACCATAACTATATCAAAATCATCGTACTCTGGAAGTTTCAACCGGTCTAAATAAAAATTTCTACATGTTGCCATGAACTGAATATTTGGTCGTTTTTTATTATCGTAGTCATGGTTTAATATAGTAACTTTAGAATTAAATCGGCTCCATCGGTCTAATTTTAATTTGGTATCATCAGTAGAATCATTCTCAAATACTATGACCCGATAATCTTTAAAATACATACCAGTAGTTTCCAGATGGAATATCATGGCTTGTAAATCGTTAGAATTATCCCTTGTAATTCCGCATATAACTAGCCGATGGTTTTTCATCTCATTTTTTCCAGCAAATAATTTATCATCATCCAAACAATTTAATATCTCTAAACGATCGGGTTGACCGTGTTGCATAATTTGCATTTTTTCAGTAAATTTTTTAGACCGTATTAATGAGCATACTAATAAAACAAATACTATAAGCGTGATTATGGTAAAAATTCGCTTTCTTATAATAAATATTAAAACTATTCCTAGAGCAATAATAGGTAACACGATATCAATATTAGAATACCAAGGATTAACAGAGATTGATTTTCCTATCCATGGTTCTATTACCTTTGACATACACTCATGTTCGTAAATTTTAGACGCCCAATAATTTAGTAGTAGTTTTTCACAATTAAATGACCTCTTAGAAAAATCGGTTATAGTATTTTTCAAAAGTTCACTATTTATATCAGACCATTTATCGACTATCAAAACTGGAAGATCTTTAAATAGTTTCTGAAGTTGATATCCCTTTATAATTGGAATAGATCCCAAACATAAAGCTTCCCATGTTCTATGACAATCATACCCATTACCAGCTGGAGATAATACAAAACTACATTGAGAGATATTTTCCCATACAGTAGTTCGCGGTAAAAAATCATTCCATTCTAGTAAATCTTGGGGTATCTCTTCGAGACATTTCTTTCGTTCTCCGAATCGATCATTTGACTTGGTAAAATTAGCATATATTTTCATTGATCTTTGTGAGAGTGGAAATGCCTTTTTATTAATATTTATTAATATTTCCTCCTGGTCAATAGGTAATGATACATTTTCAATATTCCATGCGTGTTTTGGGTTTTTCGCCAAAGTATGATAATCTAGTCCTATAGGAATCTGAATAATTTTAGGATTATCTGTTACGGCATTTTGAGCCAGCCAGGTCAATAAATATTGGTTATTTATTAGGCTATTGAACAGGGTCGTAGATAAACAATCAGTTGGTACAGTTAAATCTGAATCTCCTGATACTAATATGAATTTATGTTTTATTTGGGGTAGAATAGACTTTATGAAAAATTCTAATAAATCACTGCATACATATATTGATATTCCATCAAACATTTTATTAGCTGATATCATATCTTTCAAATATTTTGTATCTTCTTTACTACTTGATATTGGATTTTCGGATTTAATTCTACATGTATTTAAAAGACCTCGACTACTAACTAGATAACAAGAACTCTCCATTTATATGTAACCTGTATAATATTTCCAGGCGACTGAATTTTCTGAACAATATATTTAGATATAATACGTGTATCAATGAAGCTTGTATATATACTGATTGTAATTATAATAATATTGGTCATAGGAATCATCTCATATTTTTTATTTGCATCTAGATATAAAATGAGGACGAACTATGTTAGAGTTAGAGAATCATTGAAAAATATCACTAATACATCATATATACCAAATAAAATTATTATATGTGTTCTTAGATATGGTATAGGTAATAGATTAAAATGCTTGAGTTCAAGTATAGTTCTTTCTCGATATATGAAATTACCACTGTATGTTGTCTGGACTGATATAGATATGAAAAATACCCAAATTACTGATTTATGTATGGGTCCATTTTCATTTACTATTCTTCCTCGTATTCCTGATGGATTGTATGTTCCTGAAAGTCATTTTGATGTGTGGGGTGATATGTCTTCAATAAAATGTTTCTTAAATTCTTCTCAATCGTGCTTGACTAGTAGTGCTGCTATTATTCCTGTTAAAAAGTTAGAAACACCAGTTATTATATTCTCAACTGCATGGTCTTTTCGTCATCCTGATCAGTTACCCGAAGATTTTAATAGAGATCGGAGAGTTGTTCTTCTAGATGAATTAAAACCTTCAAAAGAAGTATATAATCTAGTCGATAAGTATTCACAATTTATTAATGATATGACTGTAGGAGTTCATATTCGATTAACTGATGGGTGTATCAGTCATTGGCATAGTGTAGAAAAATGCGATAACCTAAAGATGACATTTAAAAGACTTGTAGCTGATAGAATAAGGAAAGGATTCAATATATTTTTGTGTTCCGATGATAAATATATAGGTAGTGAATTTAAGGCTATATATGCGGATAAGATTTTTTATCCAATTAGTAAACATAAAAGATCGACTAAAGAAGGTCAACAACAAGCGTACGCGGAACTGTTAGCTTTATCTCGTTGTCCATTCTTATTATTATCATATTCTAGCACATTTAGTGGGGAGGTAGAATTTCTCGCTAACAAACCTAATGAATGTTCTTATTTATCACCAATGACAACGATCCAGTGTCCATTCAGAAACGAGGAGATCTAGATTGAATACATACTCCTTCTGCTATATAACAACCATGTGTTTCAAATTCCAAATCATATAGATAATATCGACCATTTTCAGGCTGCAAGTATTCTTTTACTTTATCAGTAAATTTTTTAACCCCAGGACTAGACTTATAGATTTTTGCATAAACGTGCTTACCATCTATAAATATAGGATGATATGAGGTTATTTTAAGAGGGTTGATAGGAATATTTTCCCCTAATGAATTGGGACTGAATTCAAGAAAATCTACTAACGAATCAGGTAGAACTTCCTGACGCAGCACTTTAACAACAGTATGTTTTTTCCATGAAAGATCGCTAGCAACTTTATCTCCAGGTTTTATGTCCTGGATTTCCTTTGTATTTCCATCTTTCATTAAAATTTTGGTACCATAAGCCACACAAGTAAAATTTTGCAAAGCATTAGCCAAATTTGTCCCTTGTATTGATCCAAGTCCAGTAGACATATCATACCCTACTAATGCTTCTGTTTGAGTTGATCCGTTATTACCCATTGTTATATCATTAAAACAGGTACTATAATTTACTTGATATAAAAAGTTATTAATACCTAGAGGAGCATACCCCAAATTAGGCAATGAACCAGGCTGAGACATACCATATAACGTAGCTAAATATCCAGCCATAAAAGGAGTTACGGCGCTTGTTCCGTCAGAGTTAATATTATGACCATTAAAAAATATAGTCCACGGACTTCCTCCATCTGCATTCATTGCAATATCTGGAGTGAATCTTGATAAAGCTGACGGATAAATAGGATTAGGAACATTTAAATGTGACTGATAACTCGGAAGAAAATTTATACTCGGAAATGCGCTTTGACCGCCTCCTCCCCCTTCGGGTATTCCAATTCCTCCCCAAGCTGTTTCTGTAGACTGAACTAATGATGTTCCGCCGCACGATATAACATACGGAGATGTGCTAGGATAATTTACTTGAAATACCCCTGAATCGCCTCCAGCATAACATCCCGAATCTCCAGCTGCTGCTAAAATTACCATTCCCCCTTCTGAAGCAGTTTTAAGTATACTATTAATAGCTGGCATAATTGTTGGGTCGCTAGAATTAAATCCAGATTCAGTTAATGCGTATGAAATAGATAAAAAATTCATACCATCTAAAATTGCTTGTTGGATTACAGGATAATAGTTGTCTATACTATTATCTGTAGAATACCATGTTATTTGAGCATTAGTACATACTCCTCCGCTATTTTCTATATCTAGAGTATTTTCAGAATCAAAAGTTGGATCGGTTCCGAATGTAGGAGGTATATAATTAGATGGAACTGGTGTAGTTATTACTGTAGGGTAAGGGGTTGGATTGTTATTTAATATCCAAAACGAATTTAAATCGCTAGTTTGATAATTACCTCCAAAAGATAATATTCCTATTTTTGGAATTATAGCAGTCGGAATATATGATGGAAAATTATAATAAATTGCCATGGAAGAAGCAGTAGCATTTCCTACCCCTGGATATCCAGGGGTAAATTGAGGTACGCTTCCAATATTATTAATTGTATTGGATATACGAACTGTAGGTATAGATCGATATTTCGAATGATCAAATGGGTAAAAGATCTTACATTCATTATTAGTATCAAATTGACTAACAAATTGATCAGCTATAAATGTATTATCTCCGCGATATATATTTATTGTATCTGGAAGATTGATATAAGTTTTAATATTCAATAGTAGTTGTGTTTTACTTAGATCTAATATAGTTTGCTTAATTTGCGAAGTAAAACAGTGTATAAGAATACTAGACATATTTGTTATATCGTATATATCTTTAAACATTTTCTAATATTTAAAACAGTTTAGATGTGGAAAGTTGTATCTCTTATAATTCTTATAACCTGTATATCAGTTTGGTTATTCTTGATGTTGCGGATAGTTCGCGATTCTCGTCGATTAGGAAATATCATCGATTCCTGGTTTTATAGCTCTCTAGGATCAACTCGAAGTCAAAAGGAGTTATATGGTATAACAAAACGGTTAAAAGATTGTTTTGGATCATACCTGCGAAATAATAAAAATACATGTATTATTACAGATTCATCTAGGAAAGATTATCTTTGTTCTAAAGCAGATCAATTATGGCCATCTTATGATTATGACAATCTTGAAATGTCTTGCCCAGAGTTTCAGGATGCCATACGAATGGCGATTCATAACTATCTCCGAGACTCTGGTAAATCTCTTATTCAATATAAATTAGACGCTTGTGTTATTCACTATCGGTTAGGAGATTTTATAACTCTAGGGCAATGTATAGATCCAATATCTATAATTGATGCATGTATATCCTTACCAATTAAACCAACTATCTTTTATATTTTAGACGGAGGCTCGACTCATGGTGGAAATACAAATTTAGATCCTACTCAATCCTTGGATTTAGTAAAAAAGCTATCTGATTTACTTTCCTCTAAGTTTCCAGATAGTCGAGTTGTAGTAGCTCCGAAAGGATCGACAGACGATGATTTCTTTCAAATAACAGCTGCTTCTAATCTGGTCACAACCGGAGGATCATTTGGTATTCTAGGAGCATTATCTAGCTATGCTACAAGTATCAGGACACCAGCATGCAAGAATACAAATTTTCCTCAACAAGGAAAGCAGAATCCGAGAAAGATAACTGCAGGGGATTGTCCAGATTGGAGATTGTATGATTATGAAATGTTAGTATAGTTCAACTTGGGAATTTTATCTAAATATTTCAAGACACTAATGGCTCTCTGTCTTAAAATGATTATTTTGAATTCTATTCATGGTATCTTCATCTTCATCTTTATTTCGCAATCCTAACTATGTTTCCTTCCCTTCATGTCAGTTCGAGCTTTGGCTCTCCTTCCAACACTTTTCTCAATATAGAGATCAGGCCTCAGAAATATTTTCGTTACTACCGAGTTATTCCAGCTGAACAATACACTCGAGAATGGAGAATAAATATTCTCAGAGACAATACGCTCAATCTTCCTCAAGTAGAAACAACCCATTGTTCTAGGTGTAATAAACAATTGAAAATTAAACACCCATTTAATCCGGATGGAGATGAATATATTTCATGTGATCGCTTCCCTCAACGCTTCTATCATCAAGTTATTATCGACGAAGATGATTACTCTTATTATATGCAAAGATTCTTTTGCTCAGATGAATGTGTAGATACGTTTGACCAATTTTATTTATCCGATAAGAACATGATAAAATTAGAATATTGCAAACCTCTAGTTCCTATTATTGAGGAGGACGAAGAGGATGATGGTCGCCCCCTCTTATGGGATGGTGAATATTATGAGGAATCAGACGATGAAGATAAGTTTGAACACGAGATGTTGCTAAATATGGAACGAGAAGAGGTTCAAGATAATAGAACTGATGTTGAGCTGGGGTGGGAAGTTGCAACATATAAAAAGATAAAATCCAATGTGTGATGTCTTTTGACGATAAAGTTATTAATAACCCTTTAAAGATTACATGATTAATATGATTTAATCATGAAATTATTCGCAGTAGATGCTCCGGAGAAACATTTATTCTTCTTTTCTTGTAAATAGAAATTATCCAGGAATTTTAACCATTTTTGTAAGATATCTATATGGGTCAATCGCTTAGGATCCTTAAAAAGGTTCTTTCTGTTAAAGTACTCACCGTCCGCGGTGGTTAGAAGCGTATTAACAGTGAACTCTAAAAACGGTTAGACCGTTTCACTAATACTATTTTTGTAGTTAATGTGTAGCGTATATATTTTGTAGGTATCTCTTTATCAAAAATAAAAATCAGAGATACCTACATAAGTATCTAGGTATCTCTTAGGAGATACCTTGTGTGCGTAATATTTATATCTATCTTTATTTTTACTGAGAATTATAGAACTTATACCATACCTACGGAGAATGTCCAATTTTGAACCTCGTTGAATTTACTCCTACCTACTTTCTCCTATTGTTTTAACTAAAATAATAGTTGCTAATTATCAATAATAGAATGGGGACCCTCGTCCCGATTCGTATTGTTTAATCTTTTGTTAATACTTATCTTGTTCGTCTACGGAGAACTCGTTGGGTTGGTTCCATGTTTAACAAGATACTAACTATGCCTTTAATCTTTTCCGACTTAAATTCTGTATAGTCTACATCTCCTTGAATAATACGTTGTTCTAGTTTTTCATCTGACGATTCCTGGTCGTCTTGAGACAGATGTGGTTCCGAGACTGAATCAAAGGGGAATTTTCCTTGGCTGAGTTCATAAATGACAATACCCAAACTCCAGAGATCAACTTCACGAGTATATTTGGACCCTTGAAGCATTTCTGGAGCCATATAATCAAGTGTACCTGCATATTCTTGACATTCAATTCTTGTTGTAGCCAACCCAAAATCGGAGATCTTAACCTGAGGAATACCATCAATAACAGAATCGACCAGAATATTTTCCAGCTTAATATCTCTATGCATAATTCCGGCAGCATGACAGTATTCAATGGCAGAGGCAAGTTGTTTACCAATACTTAAAATAGTGATTTCGTCGAGGGTATTTTTTCTTATATATCCTAAAAGCTCGCCTTTTTCGGCAAAATCTAGGATCATATAGATACATTGATCATTTGACCCTATTATATCTTCTCGGAGGGATCTCCATTTCTTCGAGGGTGCAGAACCAATGAACCAACCATGAAGAGTAATAATATGTGGATGATTGACAATGGCCTGTATTTTAATTTCATTTCGATAATCTGCATTTTGTTCTGTGAGCTTAGTCATGCTCTGGATTTTGAGAGCATAGATTTTGTTTGTCTTACGATCCTTAACCTTGCATACTAAACCATATCCGCCTTGGCCGAGATGCTGGAGAAATGAAAAATCGTGCTGAGAATATATGCGGGGAGCTAAGGTCGACATAGCAAGCGCAAGGATAAACAAAGTTACAAGGTAAGAGTTCGTATTGTTTAAAGGTTTGTTTGAAAGGTACTATATCTACTGTTCGAAAGAGTGAAAAATCAATTAATTACTAGACTTAGGACATCTGTCCCGAGTCTTAATCTTTTTGTTGAGTAGAGCTTATCTGTTCCATTTAAGATTTATGTCAATCATTAACCCGATAAAGAAAAAGATAAAGAAAAAGACAACAATAGGAGAAATAATTGGTAACATTATAGCAACATTTGTATACCCTAGATATATAACAATTGCAGCTAAATACCCTATTGGTACCCCGAGAAATATTCCTCCGTATACTGTCATACAAGCATTGCTAGCAGCCAGAGAAGTTTGCGTATCAGTTATTCCACCCATTTAGAAGTTGATAATAGATTGAATTGTAGAAAGTATTATTCTTCAACTTCTTATGGTTAAAAAATTCAATTAACAAGACATATGTCTTATTAATCTTTTTATTTACACAAAATGTTTACTCGTAATAACACTATCCGTCACTACCACCTCTTTACTTTTATATATATCCGAAGATTTCGAGTAACTAGAGAAAAGGTTCAAGTTCATACAGATAAACAAAACTCTTGTCCAATTAGGATTATATATGGAGTGATCAAAGCATCTTCTCCATAACTGACCATCAAGGGTCAATATCACATGTTCAACTCTATCCCTTAACTCTACATGAGTGAAAGCTTTATCAGATGCTGTAACCATATAATTAATAGTCCCCCGGGGAGCATCAGTCATTGCTATAGCAAGAATAATACAAGCGCATCCAAGTTCTTGTAACTTATCGCGAGTAATAACTTGTTTACGAAGGTAACGATCAACCATAGATACGGCTAAAGATAAGGCTAAAGGGCATTTTAGATTAAAAAATATATCACCCATCCATTCGATTAATATCGATCTCATTGCATGAGTAATTTCTGTATGTTTTGACAATACCTCTGTAATATTATGATTAAAATCGACAGCTATACTAGGAGGAATATTATCTCTTCTCATTGTGAAAAAGTATGGGTAATGATAAAGATCATGAATGCTAATACGTTCAGTATGGTCTAATATAATCATATTCTTAATTATATTGACCAATCCAGGAACTTTCCCTTGTTTCAATCTAGAAAAAATATCAAGTATATCTGGAACAGATTTTCTACCTTGTTGTAACCACTGGCGTTGTTTCCCAGGAGTATCATAATTATCATATATTATAGGACTTTTTGCTATCCAATCCATACATAATAGTCCGAGACTGAAAACATCACCTTTTGAGCTAAAAATAGGACTAAAACCGTTGTTACATGGGTATCGGTCACAGCAGCTACATTTAAATGCTTCTGGAGCTCTACAATAAGAGGTACACAGCGACATATATTGTATATTTTTCGGGAACTCAATCCCGCCAAAGTCAATAAGTTTAATTGTAAAGTCGTCTCCATCTTTCGGAAAAGCTATTACATTTCCTAGCTTAACATCCTGGTGAATAAGTCCATTGATTTCAAAAAAGTATAGCGCGTTGATGAGTTGAAAGAGAATTTTAGGGAGCATTTGACATCTTTTCATACATGAGAATTCTTTCATCCATTCATCCAAAACTATTCCTCGTTCTACAGCTAAATTTATTTTGCCTTCACAAATGCTATAGTCGAGTAAACGCAATATATTCGGATGTTGAAACTGTTTAAGAAAACTAAGTTCGCGAATGTTACAATCCAAGACATGTTGATCTTCTACTTTGACAAAAATAGGTTTAGGTTCATCGTACGCTCCAGTATCAAAAATTAAAGATCTTTTCACAAGAGTATTTGGACTTGCCAAATAAACCATTCCGTTTGTACCCCTAGATAATACTTTTGTCGGAGTTTGAACGATTTTTGTAATAAGATCTTGAATAAGACAGATATTAACAGATACTAAATTTGTAGCTGAAGAAGGTGTTAACGAGATGATAACATCGATGTATGTCATTTTTCGAGGCTAAAATCAGATGTTAACTTGGAGCTATAATTACTATCCCATATACAAGAGGGAAAAATCAATTAAGAAACTTGGTACCATTGTACCGAGTTGTATTAATCTTTAGTAGTGAGTAGGTGTATGTTTAGACCAGAAAAGTAATTATTAACACTAACAGTTTTAAATCGCCTGTAGGAGATAACAAGGCAATAGATAACTCATCGAATCTATGGACAAATACTATGCGACGTAATTCATAGTAAATATCTGCTACATCTTGATGAGTATTACAGATATCCAAATAACAGATCACAGGATTTTTGCACAAAGGATAAAAACATACTGCCTGACTTATATGTAAACTACAAAATTTCGAGTATAATTGTCTATTATTACATAACTTACCTTTTGTTGTCTTTCCTTGACAGTGATTATGAACATCTACCGCCCTACAACCGACTCGGGAGCATCTTCCAGGATTAAATCTGTCATGATTCATTCCCCTGAAAACAACAGCCATATTAAGTTCGGTCATTTCCGTGGGGGTTTTATTTAGTACAGACATATTAACTATTTAGATGAGGTGAAGATCGCAAGTAGATTGTAAGATATATTTATTCCTACTAAATATAAGAAGGAAAAATCAATTAATATCCAAGGATGAATTTTTCATATGACCCGATAAATGGGCTATGGCGGAAAAATTCGAAAAGAGTGATTACCGGGTCTATTTAGCAGGGCAGATTAAAACACACATCCTGGGATGTGTGTTATAAACGGTTTCTCGGAGAACTTATAAAATTTTTTCTTATATGAATTAATAATTAGGACCTATAATTTAAGGCATTATTAATTTTTTACATTCCATAGGAGAATCTCCTATATTGGTTTTGATTTTTGTATCAAGTTCTCCGTGAAACTTTGAAATTTTCTTTATTTCGAGAAATATTAATTGAGACTTGGGACAGCCGTCCCGGGTCTTGGTATGTACATTAATCTTTGGTTTATAATATAGCATTTAAGGTCGTATCGGTTCATAGGAATGTTCCACGAGTTCAAATGGCGCTGTACTATCTTTTTCTACTTCATCACGAGAAAGAATAGTACCATTATATAAATGAATTAGAGCAGTGTGATAAATGAAGAGAGGTTTGTTTGTTACTTTATATGTAGTAGACAAAAGGGTATTTGCTAATTTGATCTTAGCTTCTTGTTCACGATGATTCAGACGTCCATTCTTGTCATGAGATTTAAATCGGGCAATAAGTCGAAGTAAACTTTCATATGAAGTCTGAGAACTCACACGAAGCGATCGGGAAAATTCATTATCACCACTCCATTTTATGGTTATTTCACGCTTTTTAGAAAGAGATTGATTAAATGCTTTGACAGCTTGAGTCTCCGCCACGGCTTCTTTTTGGAGCGCAATTTCTTTGTCTCTTTTACGTTGTTCTAGATCGGTTCCGATAGGCGGAAAATCTTCATCATCCGATACATCCCCCCAAGCTTTTCCTTCAAGACCATGAGATAATTTGATTAAACTGTAGAGTGAAATGGTAGAAGATTGATTCGAAAGAGTTGACATGATTAGTGATAGGGAATTGAGACTGTAAAAGAAGTTGAACCGAAAGATTTGTAGAGAGGTATTATATACACTATATAAAAGAGAAAAAAATCAATTAATTCCGGGACTTAGATTTGTAGAGAAGTATTGTATCCTCTGAACCGAAGAGAAAAAAATCAATTAATTCCGGGACTTGGAGAGCGTATTAGATGTGGGACATATGTCCCGGATCTTTAATTTAATTTTTCAAATACCTTAATATACCCTAATAAAATTAATCATTAGAATCATCACTATCTTGCTCCTCAGGATCTTCCTCATCGCTACTTTCATCCGGAACAAATACTGGAATGGATACTGATTCGCTATAAACAATAGCCTCAGGAGTCAGTTCGACAAATGTCTGTAAATCATTGTCCCAGACTCCAAGCGATTGGATGGTGTCAGGTTCTGCGGATTTTGCATCTGAATCGTCCGGATTAATACAGACCAAACCAGAGGTAATATCAACAAATGCAGAAAAGTCGGTTCCTCCATCATTTTTACACAATGTATGGACAAATTTAGGAGTCCCTCCTTTCTTCTTGAAATTAAGTTTTACCATGATTCTGTTATCATTAACTGCTTTCTTGCTAGGTTTTTCGGCTTTTGTTGATTTAGCCTCAATGACAGCTACTTTTTTCTTATCTGGCAACGGTTTTACGTCGTCTTCATCATCCTCGTCGGATTTTTTATCATTCCCTTTCTTTGCAGCTTTACGTTTGTCTTTTTCAGCCGTCGTATCAGACTTTTCTTTTTTTCCGCCTTGGTGTTTGGCGCATTTACCTCCTTCTTTAGCCAGGGAAGTACATCGTTCACCAGCATTCTTTGATTTTTCCCCATACTCATGTGTGCATTGGTTATCTTTGCGATCTAAAGCTTTATTTACCTGTTCAGTATGTTTTTTACATATCCATTTTCCTTCATAATCGTGATCCTCATATTCACCCTCGCGGTTGAATGGTTCTACATCTTTGGTTATACGAGCTCCACATTCTTCTCCATGATTCGAAGCTTTTGGACCAAAGACAAAACAGCAAGTATGCTTGGATCCCACTTGTTTCTTGTGTTTATTACAATAAACTTTACCATCCTCTGCTACAGTATCATCTTTGCAAAATTCCCCACAAGGCTGGTTAGCTTTCTTGGCTTTAGGACCATAGACATATTCACATCCTGGCCCATTTTTCTCCTCCTCTTTTTTCTGAAGTTTTTTGACCTCTGCTTCTTTCTTTTTAGTTTCTTTTTCGATAGCTGCTTTTAGATCCATAGCACAGTCTGGCGCAACACGACTCCAAATAGAACAGAGAATCGAACGTTCAACTTTACAATCAGTTGCGACCACTTCAGTAAAGCGCATAAGAACTTCTTCAAGTTTAGCTTTAGCTAAACCGACCATACTAGCTGAAAGAGCATCAGTCCAAGCAGTAGATACAGAAAGAGATGGGTTAGACATGTTTGATAGGTTGTGTTTTTGATAGATTGTGATTTTAATATGGAATTGGATGAAAAAATCACTTATCTAAAGTTTATGAAACGCAGGAATGAAAATATCAGTACAGAGAACACAGAATAGGTGTTATTTATAAGCCGTAACATTTTATCCACGCATTTAAATCTTTTTTATATTGTTCTATATCTACTTCAAATATGGCTGGATTTTCAGAAAGATTATGATAGTTTATCTTGTCTTGATTCTTTTCAAGAAGATCAATTGCTGCAGGATTCAAAGAAAGACGAGACCAATTTATTTTATCTGGATTCTTTTCTAAAAGAGAAATTGCAGCTGGATTCTGAGATAAATAAAACCAGTTTATCCTTTCAGGATTCTTTTCTAGAAGATGAATTGCTGCAGGATTTGCAGAAAACTCTTGCCATTTTATTTTTTCTGGGTTTTTTTCCAAGAAAGAAATAGCTGCAGGATTAGTTGAAAACCAGAACCAGTTTATCCTTTCAGGGTTCTTTTTTAAAAGAGAAATTGCCCCAGGATTTTTAGAAAGACGAATCCAGTCTATATCTCTGCGATTTTTTCCTTGACTTTGTTCTAATAGCGAAAATGCGGCCAGATTTGCCGATAAACAGGGCCAATGTATCTTTTCTGGATTTTTCTTTAAAAGAGAAATTGCTGCCGAGTTATATGAAAGAAAATACCATATTATATCATTCGAATTCTTTTCTAGGAGCGAAAGCGCGGACGGGTTTGTGCAAAGCATAGTCCAGTTTAATTTTTCTAAATCTATAAAAGTTTTTAGTCGAGTAGGTTTAGGGATGGTATATTGTGCTACAATATGTAGGATACAATTCGGTAATCGTTTTAACATTGTTAATATAATGTTAAAACATTCTTAAATATAAAATCATTTATTTGCTAGTTCAAGATGATCTTCGAACACCAAGCATACTGTTCTCATATACCAAGCTAAATTCCGGGGTCACAATCTTTCCTTTGAATAATTCTGGATCCGAATCAAGCATTAGGGCATCCCACTGAATAGTAACTTTAGCATCATTCTTAATGTCTCGTGGTAAAACTGTAATATGACAAACAGTATACGGAGCATGAATTATAGGGACGTCGTGTATAAGAGTTGGTCCCACTTTTATGTCTTGTGAATGATATACGACATCATTGAGTGTAAGTTGAACGTTACAAGGAACATCACAATTGACGCGTATATTTCGATGAGCTTTTCCAAACTGACTTAGATCAGCTCGCTGACCTTGAATTGTTATTGTTCCTAAATCTCTAGCATTATTGATATACGTAGAGGCTAATAAAAAATCTGGTCGGGTACAGGGACCGTTTACTATATTACTACCCTTAAATAAGATACAATTATATGGCTTAACTGATATACCCCGATCTTGATGTTTCTTGGGTATAGATTCTATATCCTTTGTTTTAGTTATTTTAATATCATCCATACCAAACAAGGAAAATATGGTATTTCCGAAGGCCACTACAGTATCCATAGATGATGAGTATGAAGAGGGTGGCGTTTGTGGAAGAAATTGTAATAATTCATGCGGCCCTAATAATTTAGTCTTAGTTCCTTGAGGTAAAAAACCGTGGACAGATGTTAAAGAAAGATTGTGTATCGGGTTTGCTAATTGGACATATACTTTTACTGGAGTGTATGGTGCTAAGAATGATGGAAACCAAGTAGTGAAGAAATGGTCTCCAATAATATCTTTTGTAGAATATATCACTGTGTTATATGTAGTCACTAAAACTTCAAGTACATTTTTCAAGTCTCCAGAAAGCGAGAAATTTTTCACTACATCACCATACCGGGTTATCGAAAATACTGCATATGTCTTACTTGTTTTATTTAAATCAACCGACGATAGAATGGATAAAATCGAGGCTGGAGATTCTTTTTGTACATAGGTAGTGACAACTTTGGATGAACTTTTGTACATATCTAGCTCCGTTAATGCGTGGTCCACACTTTTACATTCTATTTGGCGATATTCTGAGATATCAAACACATCATCTCCGTATAAAGCGTTCATTGCCTGGACTCGACTTGGAATTACGTGTACCAAGGCCATATTGATGGGATGGATTTATGTCAAAAACCATTCTTTTAAATTGTAATAGCTGATCTATTTGCGCCGAAAGTGAATTTAAATAGATCCTATACTTTACAGGTAACTCATATCCGCAATGTCGAGTCTTTATCGCTATTTTTTCCCTTCCAAGTCTCCATCTGCTCAGTTACCATCTCAATCTTCACAACCTGGCCCTCGCCCAGTAGATCCTCAACGACAAGTAACAGAAAGTGTTCATAGGCTTCGTATTTCTTTAGCAACCCTGACCAGTAAAGAGTTAGCATTACAAACTGATATCAATTCAAACCGTCAAGAGGCAAAAAATAGGCTCAAACTTGGTGATAAACGCAATGCTCAACTATACTTAATCAAGGCCGGCGCCCTTGAACGTAATTTGACTGATACGGTATCTAATAAATTAAACATCGAATCGCAAATATCTACATTGCAAAATTCCTCCTTTACTAACCAATTAATAACAGATTTGGAACATACCAGAGCTTCTTTACGCTCTGTATCTCAATATAGAGAACCAGCTTATGTTCAATCTTTGGTCCAAGATGTGTCCGAAGAGATGAATCGAGCAGCATCTATTCAAAATTCTTTATCCGCCCCATTGGTTGGAATAGATGATGTAAGTGATCAGTTGGCTCAATTACAACGAGATATAGATCTAGAAAACGAAATCAAGGAAGATTTAGCCCTTTTAGAATTACCATCTATACCGTCACATAGTTCGACTTCTAATAAAAATCCTGCGCCTATAAATCAGAATATGCCTTTAAATAAAAACCCAATTATAAAGAATATTTCCAGATCAGTAGGACCAACATCTCGCGGTCCACGAGTAATTAAACTAGTAAATGGAGTTATCAAAGATTCTATGAAAGATAATATTTGAGGGCATTTATCGGGTAATGCCGGAAAATTCTAGAGTAAACCTGGTAGCCAATATAAAACTCGCGGACCTATAATTAACCAGATCGATTGTGGTAATACTACATATAATATAATAGCTGTAGGTATGGGAGCTTTATACATTTGTTTTATAGTATACCAGGGTAAATCGATGAATATGGATGTAAGAATCCGAGATCGGATTTCTATCAAGGTAGGAATATGTATAGAAAGATAGGGACTATATGGTATCAAAGCAGTGCTAGATTTTGTTTTATCTAAATTTTTTATCGAGGCGATTTCTTTTGGTTCTCCAGATAGAACTGGTATCAATTCAATTTCCTCTATTGCTGCCGGTTTAGATATTTGTACCGATATACTCGGCATAACTAAAGGTAAAACATAATTACCCATATTCTTTAACACTATATAAGGCGATGAAAGTATTCCTTGTCCAAGATAAAACAAATAGGACATACTGTGTTTATAATTAAAGATTATCTTTTAATTATACTTATGAGTTGATGAAAATTTTGTTAGAAACTGATTTTTTTGTCATGGTGTTTAGCTTCATTTACATAAATCAAAAATGTCCGCTCCTAATCTTCGCAGTCCTGTTGTATCAGTTATAGGTTCTGTTAACGTGGGTAAAACTACGTTTATTAAATATGTGACGGGAAAGGTATTTGATGAAGGAGACATGACTCTAGGCATAATTAAAGGCAAAATATAATTACCCATATTCTTTAATATTGAATAGGGTGATGAAACTATTCCTTGTCCAAGATAAAACAAGTAGGACATTCTATGTTTATAATTAAAGATTATCTTTTAATTATCTATATGAATAATGTAGTATTAATAGGATTAATAAGTAGACGATATTAATACTTTACATAGTTAATTGATTTTTTTTTCACCTCTAGCAGTATACAGGAAATTATATATTTCTTAAATGTTTAAACGGTTACCGAAATGTATTTTACATATTATAGCACAATACGTTATTCCGAGACCAGTACGTTTAAAACTATTTATTAATCCGGACAAAATAGATTGGTCTTGGTTATCTCGAAATCCTTCGGCAATTTCTCTTCTGGAAAAGAATTCGGACAAGATAAATTGGTATTGGATATCTCAAAATCCTGCGGCCATTTTCCTTCTGGAAAAGAATATGGACAAGATAGATTGGTTTGGTTTATCTTATAATCCTGCGGCAATTTCCCTCCTGGAAAAGAATCGGGACAAGATAAATTGGTCTTGTTTATCTCATAATCCTGCGGCAATTTCCCTCCTGGAAAAGAATCCGGACAAAATAAATTGGTATTGGATATCTCAAAATCCTGCGGCCATTTTCCTTCTGGAAAAGAATATGGACAAAATAAATTGGTCTTGGTTATCTCAAAATCCTGCGGCAATTTCCCTCCTGGAAAAGAATATGAATAAAATAAATTGGTCCTCATTATCTCGAAATCCTGCGGCAATTTCTCTCCTGGAAAAGAATCCGAATAAGATAAATTGGTATTGGTTATCTGAAAATCCTGCGGCAATTTCCCTCCTGGAAAAGAATCCGGACAAGATAAATTGGTCCTGGTTATCTTATAATCCTGCAGCAATTTCCCTCCTGGAAAAGAATCCGGACAAGATAGATTGGTATTGTTTATCTCAAAATCCTGCGGCCATTTTCCTTCTGGAAAAGAATATGGACAAAATAAATTGGTCTTGGTTATCTTATAATCCCGCGGCAATTTCCCTCCTGGAAAAGAATCCGGACAAGATAAATTGGTCTTGTTTATCTCATAATCCTGCAGCAATTTCCCTCCTGGAAAAGAATCTGGACAAGATAGATTGGTCTTGGTTATCTCGAAATCCCACGGCAATTTCCCTCCTGGAAAAGAATCCGGACAAGATAGATTGGTCTAGGTTATCTCGAAATCCGTCAATAATTGAGATAGATACAGAACAGTATAAGAAAGATTTAAATTCATATATGGAAAATGCTCTCTTTGCAACAAATAGTCAGTAACGCCTACCGAATGAATTCTAGCTAAAATATACACCAAAGATTAGTTACATACAAGTTTGATGTCCTGTTGCTAGCCTTTTGCCTATCCCGATCAGGTCTATTTTCATTAATTTGATCTTCTATTACCTATTAAGTCAAACTACATATAATAATAAATTTGCCCTATCAAATCAACTACTCCAGATGTTCCTATTTGAGGATCACCAGAAGTGAAAGTGACGACTAGATTACTAGATGAATAAGGCATAACTTCAGATCCTACTCCAAAAAATCTATATACACTAATAGTATCAGTAGGACCAACACCCTTTGTACCAGCCGTATTATATAGCAGACCAGCATCATTAGCAAAGTAAGTTGCCTGTCCGGCAAAATTATCTGATGATAGGAAAAAGTCCTCAAATCCTGATGATGTCCATAATACTGTTGCTCCGGTTTGATATGGTAATGAATATTTATACGTTTTATCAGTATAGCAGGTTGCAGTAGGTTGAACTATATTCATTCCTGTACCTCCACTATACATTCTTATTCTGCTCTCCCACCAGTGACCAGAAATTCCTCTACAATAAAGTTTTACACCTTTAAGATAAACTCCGTTACCATTTCCTCTACAATTTAATAGTGGATATTCAGAATTATAAACAGTCGGTCCGTATTTGAATGTGTCACAATGTAGTTGTAAGCTAGATAAAGATATCGGAATAGATGGGTTTGTCTGTATAAATGGTTGAATCCAATATAGCCCACTCGTGACCGTATTATTTAAATTAATACTTACAGATGATGAAAAAGGGATGTCTAAAGCGAAAAATCCACCTATATAACCATTGCTACCATTATTGGATCCTATTGTAGTAGTATTAAAATTAACAGTATTTCCTCTACCTGCACCCAATGCTAGGTCGCATGATAATCCGATAGTATTTAAACCGATTTCTTCAGTAGATGTTGACGTATTACCAAATGTCACATTACCATCTACTGTAATATAAAGAAATGTAGTTTCGGGTTCTGTTGTTATTGCAAACCATAATTTTTTCATTATACCAGAACCTGTGTATGTATATACAATTACATCTGCAGCGAATGGTAAAGCTTGATGTTTTTGTCCTAAACAAATAAGACTGGACCGAGGGACAATATTTAAGGATGTTGTGTTATCTTTTGGTAGCGTATTGATATTAGAAATATTAAATATTGAGCCGAACGACATTATTATGAGGAAAATTTATCACTTTAAATCGACTTATGTATTATTTGTAATATCTCGATCTTTTAAACAATAGTTTTCTCGGCTACATTCTCCCTGTATTTCTGTTGCAAGTATATCGTCGAATGATAACCCTAATCTGTCTATTGTATGGAGAAAATTATGATTTATAATTGTAGCCATAACTTCATCTGATATCTTGAAAGCTCCAGTTGAAGCATTTAGACGATCTGTCCATTCTTTGTATTTATCAAAGTTCTCGATGCTATCTGTTGACATAGTTTAGCAGTTCGAGCGTTTCTTTAGATATAAATATCATATTTAAAGATGAAAAAGTACATAGGAATTATGTCGTCAGAATCGGAATTTATGGCTCTACTTAAACCTACCGGAATAATGCCATTGTTTATAGAGAATAATTTAGCTGGTTCTCATCAAGGGTATCGTATGGATGTTCCTCAAAGTCAAATAGTTATCCAAAAACGATGGACTGGAACGTTTGTTCATACAGTAAGTAGAATTAACTTTGAATTAGGGTCTAAATTCCAACATTATATTTATCACCCGTGTTATGAAAATATTGACAAAGATTTACAAAAACATACATATAAGACTGTAATTTGTCATCTTTCTCAATATGCTATAGGATACTATACATTCGATCTTACAGATTTCAGATTAAACAAATCTGCTTCTATAGATAAGCTTGTTTGTGTTCGTTTGTTCTTAGGAGGAAACGAACTGGGGTGGTTACCGGCTTCGGAATTTGAAGATAAAGGAGACTATTGGAGGATTAATCTTTTCAAAGACAAGACAGAACTCCAGTTTTGGGCTGTTTATAATTATTTTGGTCTTATTTTTTATTTCCAGTCAGATGTATCTGATTCGGAAATTATTAGTCTTGAGGTTGGATTGTCTTGGGTAGCTAATAGACAAGATCCATATGTTATTCCAAATACGTTAAACACAACAGTTAATTTGAAAGCGGACGATGAAAAGAATATATTGCAACAGGATCGTGGAATTATATTGGCAAAATATTTTTATAATCATCATAAAGTCGAGCATGATGTAGAGATTGAGGAACATTCATTCTGGGTGGAGACTGATGTTAACGGACAGTCTTGGATACTTACAGATGATAAACAGCATAGTGAATCCTATAGTGATGATGAATATATGAAGAAACTTCTAGATGCTGAGAAAGATAACTTATATTTGCAAAAATTAAAAGATGAAGTTCGTATTAGAGAAGATCTCTATCAATAAGCTTGACCATATGTTCTACCGTACTCCCCGTCATAATACGGCCTATAGTAAACATATGCTTCGTGGGGTTGGATTGTAGTAGTATTATATCCTTGCATAACTCTATCAAGTGAGCTGGTTGCGACTTGTGGTATGGATTTTCCTGAAAGCTGACTAGTTATATTCTCCGAAGGTAAAAGATTAAACTCTGATCCAAGAGGCATCTTTATGGCCTGTTGTAACATCATTGCCGTGCTATAATTATTTGGAGTTGAGACGAATGCAGTATTAAAATCGAATGCGACTCCGGATGAAATAGGAGGGGCTCCACTATGTGTACTTGTAGAGTATAAGGCCATTTGATGTAAATAATTATTTATTATATTTAAATATAATAAATGAGTCTGACTGGTCCTACTGGTCCTTCTGGTTTTGCTGATATAAATGACTCCATCGTTAGTATGTCAGGAACATGGAGTAGTTATAAACAGTCAAACAATCTAACAAATATCTTTTCGCAGATTCAATCTCAGAGTCCATTCTCACAACTATCTTTGTATAATTCTTTAACACTTCCAACAACTGGGTATTATAACCCTTATGATTTATGTTTCTTTTCTAATAGTTCTCAAGGGTCTTTACAAAATTATTGCGCAGTTTTGCTTTACCATTCGGGTGCTATAGATATAATTAATGTTACAGATCAGAAGAATCCATTTTATGTAAGTTCTGTACTTGCTCCTTCAAACGGATTAGCGCCTCAATCAATATGTACAGATGGATCTGGTTTTCTGTATACTGTAGGGCAGTATCATTATATAAATTGTTATAACTGCTCAAATGCTGCAAACGTAACCAGTGTGGGATCTTTGTTATTTGATACTGGATCGACCTCTGATTATCAGTGTTCTTATGGTACTATATCTGGATCAAATTATGTGTTTGTGAGCTGTAATGTTAACGGTTTCGCGATTATAGATGTATCTAATCCAAGTACGCCTTTGTTAGCATATCAACAAGGAAGTACTAAATGTGCAGGTATGTCAACTGTATTTCAAACAAATTATGTATGTAACGTTACTTATCAAACCTCAGGATTCACTACCAGCAATTTACAAATATGGAACGTTTCGACCCCGACTGCACCTACTTTGACAATTTTTGCTTTACCATTAACTTCCGGGACAGTTGAAGGCACTACTTGTCAAGTTTTCGGAAATACCTGTGTTGTCGCGGATTCACATAATAACGTGTTAATATTGATAGATATAACAATACCTACTAGTCCTACTACTTTATGTCAAATACCACTATCTTCTGGGTTATCAGGAGCCTCAGGTAAAATCGTTTCTATAATAGGTAATATCATGTATGTTAACTTAAATATATCATCAATTTGTAATATTTATGCTTATGATATAATAAATAGGTCTAGTCCTGTATTTTTAACTAGTTATAATACTGGATATACATGTAGATCAATATTGGCCTATAATAATTTTATTTATTGTGCAAATATTAACGGTAGTAATCCTGCTATCTTACAATCTGTAAGTACCCTAGTACAAAATCAGATAGTTGATAATTTGACAGTTAACAATGTGAATGTATTGAGTGGTATAATTACAAATACCATTGTATCTGGTCAAATAAATGCGAACCAGGTTACTGCTAATACTTTAACAGCTTTAAATACAGGTGGAGATTCTATCTCTTTAATTGTAGCAGACGGTATTTTTTATGCTACAGGTCCTAGTACTAGTTACCCTTTAGGTCCTACTGCAGGACAAATAATTGGTTTTGGTCCATTAGATGGGACGTTTTACACATTAACAGATTCATCAGATAAAACTGGAGGTTATTGGGGGCCGTCGGTAAGTCCTAATTTTTCGATACTGATTCCGAGGGATGCGACTCTTGTATCGTGGGCGACTAATGTGTATAGCAATAGTTATACAGGAAGTAGCGGAGTATCAATATCATTGGTTCAAAATGGTATACTTTTAAGTCCTACAACTATATCATATGGACCAGGTTTAGATGGGTATGTTAGCGTATCTAGTCTATCAATTCCGTTATTAGCTGGAGATTTACTAGAAGGAATAATATCATTTGATAGCACAATTGAACCTGTTGATATACCTGGAATATCATCCATTGTTCTACTCTAAATATTGTATACTGAAAGGAAGGTTTGTAATTATTATAAAAATAATAATTAATATTGTTGCTGAATCACTCTATAGAACTATCAGTAGTTATGCGACGAAAGTTTCTGGGAAGTTTTCGTGGTCCGAGTTTTTTCTTAAATACGTAAATAAATTCATACTGAGTATTATTTTTATATCTTTTCGCTTGTACCAGCTTGATATGTTCTTGTTCGCATAGATCCAAACATCTTAAATATTCTAGCATAGGTTCGACTATAGTTTGATTTTTTGGATCTTTGATATTTATAGCAAGAGTACCTCCAGGCGATAAAACTTTTACAACTTTACCTAGAGTAGTATAAAGGAATTTATCTAACCATTGAAGAACAGCTGGATACCGTTTACAACTCTGTGTTTCATCTTCCGAATAAATTTCAGTATCAAAATAAGGCGGAGATGTAAAGATTGTATCAAACTGTCCAAGTTCTTCATAATTTACATCTTCAGCACAAGCAGTTATCATTTGAGCTTTTTTATTTTTTAATGGTAAAAGAAAATCTAAAACCTGTTGATAGGGGATATCTTTATTTGGATCTATTCCTACATATTCTTCAGCATTACTAGCCCAAAATCCTAATAATCGTCCACCATAACCAGAACAAAAGTCTAAAATTCTTTTTGATCCGAAATAATTATATAAGCAGGCTGCTACGTTTGATGGAAAATTGTAAAGTCTGCCATATTGGCATCCATAACAGCCTAGAAGACTACCATTATTCATTCTTTCGTCTTTGTCAAGCATACGTCTAACCATTTTTTCTCTCAAGGTAAGATCATACCATACTTGTTCATAGCTAGGTTTTTTCTTAGGATGCCCCTTGATCATAATTGGATACATAAAGTTATTAAGAAGAGGTCTTCCCTGATTGTTTGCTATAACAAATAGAGATTTATCTTCATGTCTTACGATAGAGGTTTTATCGGAACATAATCTAGTATAATGAGATGGAAGATTATCGACAACTGGATATATAGGTTTGTCAAATTTTTCTAAAAGTTTCATTATAGCTGGAACAATATCGGGATTTAATCGTAAAAGTTTAAAGTCACCTTTAGATATCTTGATTTGTTTTTGATATAAATATTTATCTAGAGAGATCTCCTCGGTGGATTTACAAATTATTTTATCTGGGGTATCTTCAAAAGATTCTTTTGACCAAGCATATTCTCCAGTATAAATAAGATCACCAATTAATTTTTCCTGGTTATCAGCTAAATTTTTTCTAATTATTTTTTCCGAAATATTTGAAGTTTTTCTCGCCTGAGTTATGCTGGGATGTTTCATTATTAATACTCTATTCTTATCAAATTGAAATACGGTAACTGCTCGTCCTTGTGTACGTATAGGTTCAGTATTTGATTTGGTATCATCTAGTAACCGTGATTTAGATCTCAATCCCGAATTAACGGCATGAATACAATTTTCTGAAGGAGTTACCCATTCCAAGTTTGATAATCTATTATCACATTTTCGCCCATTTTTATGGTTAACTATAAGTTTATCTTCTGTTAATCCAGATGTTTCAATTTTATTGGCTAGTTGTTCGGGTAAAAAAGCTTTAGCTACAAGACGATGCATTCTGAGATCTTGAAACATCATATATCCTTGGTCGTCTAATTGACCCCAACTAATCCTGTTAAAATGAGAATAATACCCTCTACCATAATTAGATACAAAATATTTCTCATCGTCATCGATGTTAACTCTTATCCATTTTTCATCATTTAACGATATTTTGTCTTCTATCCCGATTCGTTCGTGAAATTGATCATAACTGAACATTTTAGCATCTTTTTTATTATCGCAATATTTCTCGAAATCTTCTAGACTAAAATAAATACATTGATCTACTAACCATAAATTTCCTGATTTACACATGGAACCTCTATTAAGTGCTTGTTCGCTTGGAGTAGCCCATCGCAAATTTGATACCTTATTATTCTTAGTATCCCTATCTATATGGTCTACAGTTAATTTATTTATATCTTCTTCTGATAAGTCTTCAGGAATTGGACAAAATGCGCAGGCTAGAATAACATGTATCCCTATACTTTTATATCCTGAATTTTTAGTTCTAAGATTTACCCTCGGATATTTTTCTTCACTTAAAGAAGGTTGGTTGAGTTTGTGATTAGTACTAGCAGCAATATTATTAATCTGGCCATTTATAGAAATTGTGTAATATGGTTGAAAAACTTCAAAATTGTGTCTCTTGGCCATAGGTCCAGGTAAAGTATGAATAGATTTACATTCATTTGTATTTATGGGTATAATTTCTTTTTTCCATATCTTACATCGACAAGTCTTGGCTATATAGCGAGGTTTTGTAATTTCGCTAACTGTAGGATGAGAGATATTGTCACAATTATTACATTGAATATCAAGTTTATCACCAGCCTTCAAACATTTTTCATCAATGTTATCTAGATTAATAAGAGTACATTCTTTTTTCTCTGCGATTTCTTTCCAAAGGTCTGGTTGATATGGTATTTTTCTAGGCATGATTGGGATTATATGACTTATTTATTTCTTTAAATCATTTAATTAAAATTGTTATTGGAGCTTAAAAGATTTAATATTTAGAACAAATCCTGATGGAAAACCTAGAGAAAACTCCTATAGATGAACCAGAGAAATGGAAAAATATTAAAACTTTAACCGGTATTATGTCAGATCATTTAAAATTATCTAATATTAAACACTATTACTCAGTATCAAATCAAGGCAAGGTAATGAATATTGAAACAGGCAAACTGCTTTCTTTGGAACATGCTGCTGATGGATATCGGAGGGCTGCTATGCGTGTAGAAAATGGTAAAACTAAAACATCTACTAGAAAAATTAATGTTAATAGATTAGTATATTAAACTGTTAAATCCAAACTACAAAAATAATTTTCAAAGTTTAATTATCTTAATTCCTATTTAAACATAAGAATTATCCCTATAAGAACATGCAATGTCAGAAATCTCTCCGGGAAGTATTCCTGAAGGATTCCTTAGTAACGAGCAAACTTGTCGGCTACTCCACATCTCTGCCAATACACTTAGAGCGTGGGCCTCAGAAGGTAGGATTAAGTTCTGGCGCTCTGGAGGAAAAGGAACACACAGGCGATATAATGTTAGAGAATTTGTCCTTAGAAACAGCGCTGAACCTTTTGAATCAAGCAAGCCAGTTACTCCGACAAGAAAAACTATCTGTTATGCAAGAGTCTCTACAAGATCCCAAAAAGACGACCTGCAAAGACAGATCAATTTCATGCGAGAAAGATACCCTACATACGAATTTATCTCGGACATTGGATCTGGTCTTAACTACAAAAGAAAAGGTCTTAAAACCATTTTGGAATACTCTAGTAGGGGAGAACTCCAAGAAATTGTGGTTGCCCATAAAGACCGCTTGTGTCGATTCGGGTTCGAGCTCCTACAGCTCGTCTTTCAGCTCGCTTCCAATGCTAAAATCGTGGTTCTCGAACAAATTAACTCTTCCCCAGAAGAAGAGCTTGTTAAAGACCTCCTTAATATTACCTCAATGTTTACCGCAAGAATTGATGAAAGAAGAAAGTGTAAAAAAGAGTCAGAACAAGGAGGAAGCTCAGAGATCGTTGAAATTAAGGATATTTCAGACTCCTAAACAAAAAGCTCTTATAAATCGTTGGTTAGGAGCGTTTAGATACAGTGCTAACAGAACTTTAGATATGATAGATATAATGACCCAAGAGTTTCAGACACCCGAAAAACCAGATGATCGTATACCTACAGGAAAATGTTTTGCCAGATTTTGTAGCGGTAAAAATAAGGGTAAGATATGTGATAAAAATACTTCAAGCAAATCTACTACCAAACTCTACTGCGGAAAACATTTAAAACAAGAGAATTCGAACTTTAAGCTTAAAAAGAAGAAATTTACTTTTCCCACAGTAAGAGCCGAACTTTTACGGCATGAACTTGAAACTAAAATCGTGGATAATACATTTTCTTACTGTTATACCCCGAAATTTTCCAAGAGGAAAGTTATAGAAAGAAAAGTAGATGAATGCTGTTGTACAGCTATCATGAAAAATGATAGTGTTTGTGGGAAGAAATGTGCTGAATATTCTGAAGAATACTGTTATAGGCATGCAAGAATAGAAAAAACTTCACTTGAAAAAAGTAAGCCAGCTTGGCTGGAAAATTTAGAAGTTCCAGCAGAGATTTGGAAAGGAGCATGCAAACTTGTGGTAAATAATTTTAATTCCTCCGTCTCTAATGTAGGAAATAATTTTTCTATGAAATACAAGACAAAGAAGGACCCTCATCAGTGTCTCATGATAGGACAGTGGATGGGATCCGATAATCCTATGTATTCCGAATTTGGTCCAATTAAAGGATGTTGCAGAGTAGGAAAAAAGATTTACAATGCGCAAACCCTTTTTAAACTGTTAAAAGCTAATAACGAACAGAGAGGATTTAGCTTAAACGTAGACCAACACACGAATAAAACTTACTTATTACTTCCAGTCGGATATAATTTTCTCGGAGATTTAGATAGCGAAACTCAAGCACCTAATCTTAAGAAAATTATAGCATTCGATCCGGGAGTGAGATGCTTTCTTACCGGTTTTTCCGGAAACCATATTTGGGAGTTTGGTAAAGGGGCTAATCTCTTAATCTTTAGAAATTTAGTCAAGGCTAATTTTCTAAAGGCGAGGATAGCTAGAAAGATCAAGCCTAAATGTAGGAAAAAATATCAACAAAAAATGTTAAAGCTCAATCTTAAGGTTAAACATATGGTGACTGACATGCAGTGGAAGTTAGTTAAGTTTATTACTTTAAACTATGAGCACATTTTTCTTCCTCCATTTGAAGTAGCGCCAATGCTACGGTCTAAAGATCTTAGTAAGCAGACAAAAATGCAATTAACCGGATTAAGTTTTTACAAGTTTAAACAAAAGCTTAAATACCGAGTTTTCAACTCCAACCAAATTAACCATTTATATACTCCAACAGAAGAATATACTACACTTACATGTACTAAATGCGGTTCTCTAAAAACTTTGAAAGAAGAGGATGGAACAGTAGTACATTGTACTTCTTGTGGTATAAGAGTTCCTAGAGACTTTGCAGGAGCTAGAAATTACTATTTAAAATCACTATATGGGTCAATCGCTTAGGATCCTTAAAAAGGTTCTTTCTGTTAAAGTACTCACCGTCCGCGGTGGTTAGAAGCGTATTAACAGTGAACTCTAAAAACGGTTAGACCGTTTCACTAATACTATTTTTGTAGTTAATGTGTAGCGTAGCTATAGCCTTTATAGGTGAACCTGAAAATATAAAAATGCAAGTTGATCATATTAATAGAAATAAAGCTGATAATAACGTCTCTAACTTAAGATGGGTCACTTGCTCAGAAAATAATAGAAATAAAGAAAATTATGGAAGAAGGGCTAAAAATGGTAATATTTGGTTTGATGGAGTTAAAGCATATTTTTCCGAGGAGGATCTAAAGATAAGATGTCCGAATATACAGGATGCTCAATTATTTGAATTCAAACAATATAATGAACGTATATCTATAGAGGATAGTTTTGTAATTCCTGACGAGACTTGGAAGACTATAATTATCGGAGATAAAGAATATAGAGTATCTAATAAAGGTAGAGCATTTATATCGCATTATAATAAGAAAACTTTTGGAACCCCAAGTGAGTCTAAATATTTGAATATAGATATACATAGAGTTCATAAGTTAATAGCATTGGCGTTTCTATCCGACGAATTGAGAATGTTAAATGATGGTAATATAGATGATACTAAGTATGTAGTAAATCATAAGGATAATAATGGATTTAATAATGATTTATCTAATCTTGAATGGTGTAGTGTCGCAGATAATTTGAATCATGCTTATAAAATTGGAGCTAAAACTACAAGAGCTATAGCTCGGATGGATCTAAATGGTAATAACAAAAAAGAATATAAAAGTATAAAAGCTGCGATAGATGATTTAAATGCTATAGATAAGAACAAATCTAGAAAAGCTATCGAGTGTTGTATAAGGAGTAATAAGGGTAAAGATACTCCGACACATACATCTCAAGGCTATATATGGTTTTATATTTAAATATTTATTATGGGAATTTCGATATTATTATGGGATTTCACTATTATTTTAGGATTATGGGATTTCACTATTATTTTAGGATTATGGGATTTCACTATTTAATTCTGAAATTATCATAATTTATACTAAAAATAGAATTATTTAGTGACGAATGTCAATAAATATACCTGGAATATTAAAAAAATAGATAATAGAATGTAAAACTCGATCTTATAACACAGGAAAACCTAATGCTCCACCTGCGATCCTGACAATGTTATGATTGAGTCCAACTACTATACTCTGGTAAACCTGCGGAATCCCAGCACCTTGACAAGCGAAGATACTTGGACTTACTAAAGATCCAATTGCAGCTGCTGCAGTTTGGGCATCCATAGAAGGAGTAAATGAAAGGGAAACATTGGTAAGTTTACCATAATTAGTACTTCCCATTGGATTAGTATTGAGTAAATCAAGTGTATAAGAATACAAATGGAACCCTGTTTCCAGGGGGATCGAAACTGCGGTATACCAAGGATGTATTAATGAAAAATAGTCAGATCCCATGTTACTCAAACGTTGAGTATTCTCATAGAACAACGAAGTAGCAGCAATAGGATCAGTTGCCAGAACTGGAGAGAATATAACTCCTAGGGCTGTAGGTACTGGAGATGCAGCGGTATAATTCGACCACTCTGAACAATTGGTGATATTTTGAACATTGAAGAATAATGCTTTAATTGAGTGCGCAAAGTGGATATTAAAAATGTTATTAGCAGCAGAGGTCATTGCAGCATTAAAGGTCTGGAGAGGAGCTGTCTGGACTTGTTCAATGAGCATATCACGAGGAGCTTTACCCATCTGGACACGTTCCATGTTAGAAACCAAAGCATATTCAGCCCATACATCTGCAATTAAGCATGGCATTGCATTATTTTGGGGAAGTTGATTGTATGGCCAGTTAGTAGATACACCAAGGGCATAGTTATCAACAATAAGTAAATTTTGCCAGTTTTGGAAGACAAAGTTAATCTTCATTTCATTATATGGCAAAGCGGCAGCTGGAAGGGAAAGACCGGTTTCGCGAAAATGAGAGAATGGTAAAGGTAAATTGAGTACGGCGGTCGGTAAGCTGTTGGGATTTGCACCGATGCATTTGGGATTTGTTAATTCTTCGAAGTTGCCGATCATGTTTTGATATCCGTTACGCTTGCCTGCTGGGATGGTAAACGCAGCCCAAAAGTCCAGGAAGAAGTTATCAAATCTGGCTTCAACCAAATCATTAAAAGAGATAGAACACTCTTTGATAAGATTGTGCATAAAGTTACGAGTCCATCTAATACCCAAGTTAGCAGGTAACCAACCAGCAACTGGAACTGGAGCCGAAGAACTTCCCCAAATAACAGAAATAGCTGGAACTTGTACACGGAGCCATGAACGGATAAGATAATCTCCAGCACGAGAAATTGTAACGGAAAATTGTGTTCCGAATTGAGAATTACCAGTTCTAGACAATACAACTGGTACTACTGTAAACCCATCTATTCCCTATAATTTTCATTATAGGATAGACTATATCTTAAGCCCTAGGACACTCTCCTAGGACCGACTTCCGTTTAGTCGTTGAACCTTGATCTAAATAAATGATTTTTTATGTATGTATTGTTAGCCTAATCGCTGAACATGAAATATACGAACATATATTAAAAATTATTTAGACCCTTGGCTGCGGATTACCCAATCTCAACCGTTTTTACCATTGGAGCCGGTCATTATCCGGGTTCCTTGTTCTCATTACTGAGACAAGTGGTAGGTTGAGCTCTAAGGGATTTCCCGCAATTTGGAAATCTCGCCCTGTTTCTAGGACTAGGTAGTTATATTTCTTACATCACTTTCTACCCGGAATAGTCGGGTCGCGGATTATGATGAAGAAGAATGGTTACATCGTTTTTCCCATAGAGTGTCCATTCGACTCTATAAGCGACTACCTGTTGCACCCAATGTTGTTTAGGTGGCTTTTCTTACTTGTTTAACGAAATAGGTGATAGCATTAGCCCCACCATATAAATATTTTTCTGGCTCATCAACGAGCTTCCCTTCATGCTTTCACATGAAGCCAGACTATATCTTAAGCCTACTTAACACAAGTAGACCGACGCCCGTGGCAGCTTTACAGCTACACGTAGTCGTTGAGGGAGAATCAACCGATTTGATCAGTAAGGTTCTTTACCCGCGGATTAGCCAATCCTATGTTCTGTTACCATACCCAGGTTCTAATCCTGGTGCCCCATTACTCTTTCGAGTAAGAAGCGGTGTCATAGGCTCTAAGGCTTTCCCCGTCATTATAAGGCGTCTTGCCGGATTAGTTGTACTCCGACTAGGTAGTTATATTTTCATTATCAATTCTCCCCAGGAAGCTAGGATCATAGAAATATAAATGAAAGAATGGTTTACATCGTTTTATCTTATAAAGAGACCATTCATCTCTATAAGCGACTACCTGTTCAACCCAAGGTGTTTAGGTTGCTAAATCAATAACTTTTGTACCTCGGGTTTCCCGCAAGGAATAGACTGTATCTTAAGCTAGCTAGGGCTTGCCAGGCCTTCATTGCTAACCAACATCCGTGACAGATCTTTGGTTTAGTTATCCTAAATAATTAGAAACTACGTCCAAAAAATGATCCATACTCGGTCGTTGAGGGAGAACCATAGCCTTGCATAACGGCTTTAGGTTCTTTACCCGCGGATTACCCAATCTTTAACGTTTTTACTATTCCCGAGGTCATTATCCTGGGTACTATAATACATTTCTATATTATAGGTAGTAGTTAAAGCTTAAGGGGTTTCCCGAACATTATAAGATGTTTTGCCGGTTTACCCGACTAGGTGGACTTTTCAGGCCCCTATTACGGCCTAATTTTAGCCGCTTGTAAGAGAATTTGACGATGTCGTTGAACTCATTTTTTTGTTTACATAGAGTAAAGATAATAAATTTTTATAATTATCTTTACTGCATAACTATTGACTTAAAAAAAGATCCGACATTGTAATCATTTTATTAAGTTCTTACTTAAATAAATTTTATAGTAGCATATTTCACTATCTTCTCAAGTATTAATATACGTTTACCATTTTTCGTCTCGGAATGATGCGTTAATTTTTGTTTATGATTTTTATCGATATACTGATGTAATTCTCTCCTGTCATAAGAATCTGGTATATCTAACTCCAAAATACGCTTATCTTGATTTAAAAAAGAATTTATATCTCGTATGATATCTTCTACAGTCTTTTCATTCTTATTTATTTCGCATGATGACTCGAAATATTTCTTTTCGAAAAATTCGTCTGGAGGTTGAGGGAATTTTGTCGATGGAAGCATATCTATACATTCTCCGCAACAATCTCCACAAATTGAACATTCCCCTAGCCACGAAGTCCTGATAAATGTTATATTTTTCCGTTTTTTCTTCACTTCAGCCTCTGCTATAGAACCATGTAATATACATGGACCTGAACATATGTAAACATCCTCTATCTGGTTATCTTTTTCGCAACAGCTAGAATAATACTGATTAAACCAATAACCAATTCTTTCGTGACAAGTTTTACACGCAATATACTTTTTTATAATCTTTACGATATCAGGTAATAAATGTTGTTCTAATTGTTTAAAGATCCTGTCGGGTGGAAGTGGATATAAATCCTTTGGTTCTGTATAAATATATCGCGGCATGGTTTAATCTCAGATAAGATTAAACTTTTAAATATCATTTAAATGATTTCTAACAGCAAATAAGATATAATAGAAAGTCTTTTAACTGTTAATTTTAAACATTAGACAATGTTTAAAAATATATGTACATTGAAATGTAAGTTAAACAAATGAATTTAACTATTAAATAATGGAATGGAAGGAGCCCATACCTTTCTTTCAA